AGATATATACTTTTTTCAATAAAGGTATTTCTTTAATAAATTTAAATGATATATATAATACAACACGTAACGGAAATATTATTGTTTACATAACTATCAATAAATAAAAAAATAATTTTTTTATTTATTTATTTTTTTATTTTTTTATTTTTTTATTTTTTATTTTTCATTTTATTTATTCCTTCTTAGCAGTTCGCACGACCTTCTTCACAACCTTGGGTGCTGTCGGCGCTTGTGCTACTTCAACTACTGCTGGCACTTCAACTGCTGGTGCTGGTGCTGGTGCTGGTGCTGGCGCCGGCGTTTCATCTTCCACATCACTATCATCTGCGATAACCAATGCTGAATCACCAATGTGTTCATCAACCGCGTCTTCTTGTGCTGCCTTTACCAGTGTAGTCTTGGCTGCCGATGTAAGCGAAATCAAACACTTACCCTTCAAACTAGGACGAGGCTGAACGACGCCTTGAAACAACTTCCAAGTTACACCAAACTTACCACCAGCAAACCACAAACCACCGCATTGAATCACGCATGCGATATTAGTAAGCTTCGGGATAAGTGTCAGAGGAGTCACATCAGGGTTAAGCTTGTCCGGAAACAGCATTTCGCCGTTCACATCATACAGTTCGCAATTAAATCCATCATAATTTTCTAACTTAATATCTAGCGTCGGCGTCTTCGTCATATCGCGATCTCCAGTAAGCGGGTCCTTGGGCCACTTCAGCATTGGGTTAAACAATGCGTCTACTACTTGTGCCGGCATCTTATCCTTTGGCTTGTTAAACCACTCCACTGAATTCTTTGTCGCGTCTTCCTTAATCTTTGTCTCCAACTCAATCATCTTCTTTAGAAATAAATCTGTTTCGGCATTAGCATAATCTTGTCGTGGAAATGCTAGAGACATCTTATAAGTTGAACGACCGCTTGTTTCATCTGTAAATTTTGTCGCGCCCCAAGTTAACATGAGAGGACATTCCAACATCAATTTAATTCCAACTGACTTTCCGCCGGACTTATTTGTCTTCGCCTTCATATACGTAACCGCTTCAGGGTTGAACGAATCATACTTGATAACTGGGCTTTGCATTTCGGTGCTAGTAGACATTCTGTATATATACATTACTATATAGGCTTCTTTTTAAATCAATTTTTTGAATAATTCAAATATAAATTAAAATTCGCACTGTTTGAATGTGACCATGTATCGTCACAATCCAGAATGAACGAATTATTATTAAATTATTATTAAATTATTTTTAAAAAGATATGTCTCTCAATTAATAGAAAAAAGAGAGAAAAATCCTAATTTATTATTGCTTAATGAAGAACTAGTTAATCAGGATTATTATTTTGATGAATTTACTCCAATAAAAATTAATAATGTTTTAAATGAAGGTGTTTTAGACATATTAAAAAGTTATTATAAAGAAACAATTTCTTCCTCGGTCTTTGAATTAGGCGATGGTCAGTCTAATCGGTATAAGGCAGGTAATGAGGCAATTTCTAGATTTTTACATTATGAATTATTGCCGTTATTTGAGGTAATTCTTAAAAAAAAATTAAAACCAACTTACACCTACCTCTCCGCATATATAAAAGATGTAGATTTACCACCACACACCGATCGCCCCGAGTGTGAATATACTGTTTCATTTATAGTAGACAAACCGGATAATGCGACTTGGCCGATTTATGTTCATAAAACAAAACAAGAAAAGAAATATGTAGGCAAATATCATTTTACTCCACCAAAAGAAGAATGTATTGAATTTGACTGTGACGCAGGAGGGTTAATGATGTTTTGCGGAACAGACCATATTCATTATAGAGAGAAATTGCCATTTGATTATTACAATGTTCTTTTGTTACATTATTGTTAATTGCAGGATATTAATGTAAATTTATTATATATATAATATAATATAATGAGTATTGAAAAATACAAAAAAGCATATGTATTGTCTCATAATGGATTGGGTGATAATATTTCTATGTTTGGAGCATTAAATTATTTAACAAACTATTATGAAAATGTTTTTTTTATATGTAAACAAAATAATTATAATAATATAAATTATGTATTTAAAAATAATAAATCTATAACTATTGTTCCTATTGATGGAAATAATGAATATAATGATTGTAAAAAAATATGGGATGATAATTTAGAAAATTCTGATATGTTTATATCAGGTCATTTTCATAATGGATTACAAAGAAAAATAACTCATCCATTATTAATCAATTATACTTATAATAATAAAAATTATTCAATACCCAAATTTTATGATTTTATTAAAATGTTTTATTCAAATATAAACATGGATTTATCTATATATTGTGAATATTTTAATATTGAAATTGATTCTAATATGATTAAGTATTATGATTTAATTTCAAAATATAAAATTGTGTTTTTACATATAGATTCAAGCACAAATACTATTGATATACCATCAATTATAACTGATTATTTAAATAATAATGAATTTATTGTTATATGTATTAATAAAAATTTATATGATATATCAAATGAATTATATGAAATCGCAGAAAAATATATACATTTACCATTTTTTTATTATTATCAAATAATATTAAAATCATTTTCTATACATGTTACTGATTCAAGTTTTTCATGCTTGATTTTGCCATTATCATTAAATAATAAATTATCAACAAAGGATATAAATATATATTGTAGAAATAATACTTATAAAATTTTATAATACGTTAATTTTAATAATATATTATAAAATATTAAAATATATGACGTTATATACAGTAGATGTTAGTATTTCTATTGGAGAATTATTTGATAAATATAGCATTTTACAAATTAAATTAGAAAAAATAAATAATACAAATAAATTAATATATGTAAAAAAAGAAATAGAATATTTACAACCACATATTAATAAATTTAATTTAGATAAATCATTGTTAGAATGTATAAAAAATATAAATGAAAAATTATGGGTTATAGAAGATAAATTAAGAGAAAAGGAAATTAAAAAAGAATTTGATGATGAATTTATTTCTTTAGCAAGACAAGTATATATAACTAATGACGAAAGATGTAATATAAAAAATAAAATTAATTTATATTGTAATTCTGAAATAAAAGAAATAAAAAGTTATGATAATATAATTATATAAATTTATATTAATATTAATATGTTAAATATGTTGAATATTGATGAAATTATAACATCTGATAGAATTAAAAATTCTATATCTGATTTACCTAAAAAAAAATGTATATATTATAAATCCGATTTTTTATTTAATGGTAGTAATTGGAGAGGTAATCATATAGATTCTTATGATTTCAATTCAAACGTATTAGTTATAGGACATTCTGATATAGAAACAAACTCTTTAGTAACAGATAAGTTGTTAAATATTCAACCAAATTTAAAAATTTTTTCTCAAAATGGAACTTCTCCTAATTGCAGTCCAATTCCTTTAGGAATTACAAATGACTGCAATGATTCTGGAATTCATAAAGTATATGGAAATTTAGAAATAATGATTGAAGTATCCAAAGAAATTATAGAAAAAACAAAATTATGTTATTTAAATATTTGTACAGGAACACATTCTTCAAGAAATTATGTAGTTAATAAATTTAGTAAATATGATTGGGTGACACATGAAAATCCTATTTGTAGTTTTGAAGCAAGAGCCAATTTTCTTAGAAAAATTAGAGCACATCATTTTGTTCTATGTCCAAGGGGAAATGGTATTGATACGCATCGTTTATGGGAAACTTTATATGAAGGATCAATACCTATTGTAATATATGAAAATAATTATAGATTGGTAAAAGATTTACCTATATTATTTATAAATAATTGGGATGAGGTTACAAAAGAATTTTTAGAAGAAAAATTATTAGAATTTAATTCAAAAACATGGAATATGGATAAATTAAATTTATCGTATTGGATTAATCTAATAAAACATGAATTGAATGATTTATAAATAAATTATATATAAATAAATTATATATAAATTATATAAAAATTATATAATTATATGGATCACGATATAGCATATTATAGAGATGTTATATTATATAAAAATGTTTTTTATACTGACAAAGAAAATTTAAAAATTTCTCATTTACATAATAGAATTGATATTCCTTATATTCCAGCGGATATAAGTCAAATAGATGATAATTTAGATGACGTAATTGAATATGATAAAGGAATTTTATTATTAGATGGATTTCATAGCAATATGGGACATTTATTATGGGATTCTATGTATCCATCCTACTATGGATTGCTTTTTCATAAAGAAGAAGATTCTGATATTGATTTTCAGTGGATGACTTTAGACAATGCGTATAACCTCTATAGTAATGGTTGGCATCTTGATATAGTTGAAAAATTTTCAGGAAATAAGGTTACTACGCCTATAATGCTATCTAATAATTATAAAAAACCTTTAAAAATACCATATTTAATAGTTGGAATAAAAAATCTTGGAATTGGAAATGTAAAATTTGATTTTTGTGCTTCTAGACAACTAAAATCACATATAAATGACCCTATAGAAAGTTTTGTAAACCGAATGTATTCAAGATACAATATTAAAAGAAATTCATTTATAAATAAACAAGACACTGATTTACCTATAAATATTATTTATATACTTAATAAAAGACCTTATAAAAATATAGATTTATTGTTTAATAAATTAAGTAAACATTATTCAAATAAATGTATTTTTAGTATTATAGATTGGTCAAATTATAATTTTGAAGACCAATTGAATATATTAAATAAAACTCAAATAATAATTTGTGGAGTTGGCACGGCTAGGGCTAATTCGCCATTTTTACCAAACGGAGCAATAGAAATACAAACAAATACACATAGTTTAAAGTTACCAAATAATATTAATTTTTTTGACTATCATATAGGGACATTGTCAAAGTTTATTAAAGTAATTAATATAAATGAATATACACTAGAAGAATCTACTTATAATTTATACTCACATGAATTAGAAAAAAAAATTGATGATTCAATAAATATGTTTAGTAATGATCATGTAATGTATCCTATAAATATATATGATAATATTCCACAATATATTCTAAATTTAAAAGACAAAGTAGATGAAACCACATTTACAAATTGGCGCAATTCTTTATCTAATGATGTAGGTGACTTAATAAAATATTTCATATGAAACTTTAATAATATAATTTTTATTTGAAGACATATGTAAACTTATATTTACTATTATCATGAATTACTATTATAGTGGTTTCGTCTTCTAAATATACTTCTTTATACACATTTCCGTCCCATAAAACATTAATGCGTGTTCCAATAGTCATTACTTTTATACCATCTCCATTTCCAGTTTTTAAACAACTATTCGGCCCACAAGTAGACGAATTTGTTTTTATCGGTGTTAGTGTAAAATCAGTTTCATTATACCAATTTAAAACACAGTTCGCATTCCATGGAGGGTATGAAAAAATATCATTGTTTTTTAATAGAGAAGAATTATTGAAATATTTATTATTTATGTCTAAATCTTGATAATATTTATTTATATTTACAATATCTCCGACAAAACTACAATTTTTTGGGTTATGTGCCGGAAATGGTTTTGAATTTTCTAATTTTTTACCCGAACCATAATGTTGTATATAATTATCATTCTTATAAAGGAACCAAAAGAACCCTTCCGCAATTGTACAATCAACCGCGTAATCATTTACCGATTTGTTTTCAGAAAATTCTAACATAAAGTCTGTTAAATTATTTTTATTATTATTTTTTACACCAAACATACCTCCAGCAATGGTCCAACCATGTTGAATATTATCTGTGATAATATGAAGTTCTTTGTCAGAATAATTTGTCAGCCAGTCATCTACTGCAACTTTTTCGCGATAATTAACAATTGAATCTAAATCGCGCGATATCCATACATCTACTAACGGATCATCATTCGGTAGAAAACGAATCGCACGTAAACACATATTCGTATCCACTAAAATTATTTCAATATCTTTCATTTTTATTAATTTTTTTATATATTTAATTGGTTCATTATACGGCAAATATATGCGAATAATCCAGTCAGGATAAATTATTTTTGCTAATTCATAATTAACAAATATCCCTTTATAAAAACCCCTATCATCATCACGCGACTGACCAATACCATACATAGAAAAACTTATTATTTTTTTATCCTTATTTGGATTAATATTAAAAGATTTTACGATTTGTAAATAAGTAGTTTTATTAGATTTTATTATATTATCATTAAAAAAAGAAGACCATGATATAGGATGTCCATCAACATTATTATCATTCCATGAATATTTATTAATGCTACTATTAATTATTGTTTTTTGAAAATTTATATTTGCTTGTTTATTATTTAAACATCTATTATATTGTATATAATTTGATACTGTGCTTCCAATAGTACCAATAAATGTTATCGCATTTTCGCATATATATTTTTGTAATAAATAATTTTCAATCGGACTTTCATCTGGAAATTTACAATTAGGAATCGTTGCGATATATTCATCAGTAAAAATAATATTATATTTTTCTTTTAATGTTTCTAATATTTTATTATCCTTGCGGTCACACATAATAAAAATAGGTATGGTATTCGTATTTTTATCTTTCTCTTTAAATAATTCATCAAATTTTTTTAAAATCAAATTATTATTTTGATTTACAAATTCTTCCTTTTCATAATAATCACCAAATCTAAAATGAACAGCATTATACTGAAAATTTATATTATTTAAATTAATATTTATTAAAGATATTTTATCTTTAATTTGAGTATTATAATTCGTCAGGCTTAAACATATCTTATTCATTAATATTATATTTTTCTTATTTGTATAAAAATTATAAAAACATCTAGATGCGTTACTTATATCATTTGGAATATATAAATACTCATAATTGGTACAATCATTGTAATCTATCACTCGTTTCTCTCTCCGATTTGCAAATTGATGAATATCGTCTTTATTTTCTTGAGTATTTAATTCTTTATCAATAAAAATAGTGCTACTAAAAGATTTATCTGATAAATGAAAAGCATTTTTAGATAAATTATTAATATTATCCGGAATTTGTTCCTTATAATAAATTTCTATTCCATTAGGCAAATATTTCAAATAATCATCTGTGAACAGATCCATAATTTTTCCATATTTCCAGTCACTTCTTCCATAATGACATAATGGATTTTTTATTAATAAAATTAATTTTCTATCTGTAATATTTGATAAATATACCGCAGTTTCTAATGAAAATAACTGATTACATAAACCTACTCCGCTAAATAATTCAAAAATTAAATATTTCATTATATTATTATTAGAATATAATAAAATGACATTAATTGCATTAAATAATATTGATTGTATAGTTGAAGATAAATGTAAAGATATATTTGAAAATTTAGATAAATGCATTGAGAAATGTAAACTTTTAGAAGTAAACGCATTTGTCGTATTAAATAATGTAGTTTCTTATAAAAATAGTTCAACCAAAAATTCCATTTTAAATTTAAATAATTGTGATTTTAATGATTTAACTACATATATATTAATTCCAGAAAATATGGATTGTTATCACATTTCACCAGATGATCGAATAAAAATATATACACAGGGAATAAATAATAATAAGAATTTTTATAAAAATTTAACATATAATAAAGAAAAATTAAATGATTTTTTAAAAAATAATGATTCATCTACTTGGTTATTTCAACATTACTCAAATTTACTTAAATTTATAGGGGATAATAATTTTAATTTTGAATTTAATCCATTCGATAAATGTGAAAGTACAATTTTTCCAACATTTGTAAAATCAAGAAATATGATTTTAAAAAAAAAATCTATATTACTTCCACTTGAGGATTTATATATTCCTAGTTATTTTAGAAATATATTAAAAGATGATATAAAATTTAATGAAAAAATAAAAGAGTGTGTATGGAGAGGAACAAATTCTGGATATTTTTTTGAGAAAGACGGCATTAGACTGTCCAGAGGTTCTAGAAATGATTTAATATTAAAATATGGTAAAAATGATAATTATGATATTGGTCTCTCAGAGATAAAATATAAATATAAAGGAAAATTACTCAATTATAATATAGATGATTATGTAAAACCCAAATTATCTATAAAAGAACAATTAAAATATATGTTTATTATTAGTGTAGAAGGAAATGATTTTGCCACAAATCTCTCCTGGATAATGTTATCTAATTCAGTTCCATTAATGCCTGTTCCATATGTAGATACTTGGAAGATGGAACAAAAGTTAATTCCTTATATTCATTATGTTCCGCTAAATAATGATTTTAGTGATTTAGATAAAAAAATGGAGTGGTGTCTGAATAATCTTAATAAGTGCGAAGAAATCGCATATATGTCCAAACTTTACGTATTACAATTTTTTGATAACGAAAAAGAAAATAAAATTATAAATGAGGTTATAAATGTTTATAAAAAAAATGTAATTTATTCCCCCTAAAAGTATTTCAATAAGTGAAATTATAAAAATAAATAAATATTTTTATAATTTTTAATATATTTTTTTAAAAGTTTAAGCGGAGGCAACAGACGCAACCGGCGCAACACCGGCCTTGGCGAAGTGAGGGCTCATGTAGCGCTGAAGGTTAAAGTAGGTAAGCTCATCACCCTCCTTCAACTTAAGAAGCGCCATCAGACTTGCGTCGGCGTTAATCTTGCGACCGTTAGTCTTGTCCTGAAGACTGTGAGTTCGGATATACTCGTTAATCTCGCGAGTAACCTCAGTGCGCGCCATCTCAGAGCCGGATGCCTTGCCGAGAAAAGTTGCGAGCTCAACACTGATAAGAGTCGGCTTCACAAAACCGCTAGGGGAACGGTTGCCTGTCTTGCGCTTGCGCTTGGCGTTCGCCTTGTTGGCAGTTCGGAGTTCGCGAACAGCCTTCTTCTCCAACAAACGGAACTCAGACTTAAGGGCAGACAACAAAGAACTAACTTGCTGAAGCTTGGTCATAAACTCAGAATAATCCGATGTAACGACCTGCGCTTCGGCGGGCGTGGCGACAGAGGCCTCAGTAGAGACAACCACTTCAGTCGCAGGAGTAGCCTGCTTCTTGGTGGCTTTCTTAGCAGGAGCTTCAACCGGGGCATGGGTAGGGGTAGGAGCGACTTCCTTTGCTGCCTTGGGGGCCTTGGGAGTCTTGGATGCCTTAGGAGTGACGACGACGGTTTCGGTGGCTTGGGCGGTTTCGGTTTTCTTAGACGTTTGCTTGCTCATCTTATTATACTTTACTATAATAAGATTTATTTAAGTGATTTAACGCATTATATTATTTAATTTATAAAAGTAAGACCTATTGAGACTTGTAAATATTCCTAAATATACACAGAATGCCAACTTTGATATATATATAAAGTATTTTAACTTAAAAACAAAATATTATTATTAATTTTCATTATATTTTTAATTATTATTTCACAAAAATATTATATGAAATAATAAATAATAATTTAATTTTGATTTAATCATTATGCGAAACCGAATAATATAACCACGGTAAAGCTTGCGCCGCTTGTGGATTTACTAAAGTAATCGCACATAAAACATAATTACATCCTAAACATTTACTTTCACGATTAATTCCATTTTTTATAATATTTTCCATAAAATTAACTGAAATTAATTGTAATATCTCTATCGCTAATAATGGAAGCTCCATCATATTTAAACCAAAAAACGGATTGCCAGTCGGTGGACATATTTCCATTTTGATAACTGGCGATAAATGTGCCCTATATTCCCATATATCATATAATTCTCTTATAAATCGTATAATTCCTACACGGTCTAATGAAGAAAACCATTCTGAATTCGTATAATTTCCTAAACTATCTATTTCTTGGAAGAGAGATTTAATTCGTAATTCCATAATTTTTTTAGGGTCTAAATTTACATTTACATCTTCAATATCTATATCTAATTTCTCATTAATAAATGACCCAAATTTAATTAATTTGTTTATGTTGTTTTTAATATTCGTTTTAATTATATTCCGATTGTATGGGTTTGTTGTTGTTTTTCCATTTTTTACTATTAAATTATGTAATGATAATAAATCAAACCCATATATCATCTCATCAGTGTCTTTAAAGCTAAAAAATTGTGCATAGGAAATTTCAGATATGGGGTCCATGGTGAAAAAATCTGTTTCATTTACACACAGCTTCCTGTTTTTTCTGGCCGGTCCATGTAATTTATTGTACACCTTTACACAATATTTTTTCCAGTTTCTTTGTATTATTTCGGCATTATATGACCCGTATAAAAATTTATAAATAACTTCCACTAATTGTTCTTTTGTGCCTGATGATTTTTGTTTATAATGCTTACATATGAGCTTTAAATCTGCAAGTGAATATTTTTTTGATTTAAATGTAGCATATTCATTAATTTTTGGTTGAATTAGTATATCTTTTTCTTTAATCGGTTTTAAAGTTTTATCTTTTAATGGTTTGCCTTTTGTTAATTTATTTTTTTTACTTACAGTATTGTTTATATTTGAATCAGCTATGTTCTCCATAATATATAATATAGTTAAAATCTTTTAAGAGTTTTTATTAAACAATAATATTTATATCTAATCAACAAATATAAAGTTATAATCGTCTAGAAATTTTCGTAAGGGTTCTCTAAAAACAGACTTATTAATTATCCCTTGTTTATTAATTTCATATAAATTAAATTCAGATATATCCATTTCATTCAAATTGAACATTGAATGTATATCTTTTAAACCATCATAATCCTCTATATAATTTGTATTTTCTCTCAACCAATCATAGAAATCCATTTCTAATTCTTTACTTTCTTTACTTTCTATAAATTTTTCATAATAAGTAATTGTTTTATATAAATTTATATTTTTACTCTTTGTCTCCGTGTAATTATAATCTGTCCCCGAAATCACACATATCTTTCTAAAATTCTCCATATTTATTTGAAGACATTCTAATATTTTTTTGAAATCATACATAACAAACGACGATTTCAAAAGACTAATGTAACGCAACACACGCGGACACCCGTATACAAATAAATCCATGTCTTCACTTAAACATGCATATACGGTTTTTGTTAATACTAACTTTGCGCATAATTTATCGGCTTCGCCATTAGCGACACAATACGAAACACCGCATAATTCCATTAATTTTTTTACTTTCTCAATATCATCCGTACTTAATCTCACAAACTTTCTACGTAAAGAATCTAATTCGCCGTTTATTTCTCTCTTCTCTTCATAATCAGTTATATCTGTCAACTTTTCATTTAATTGTTTAAATTTTTCTTCTGCTATTATCTTTTCTTCCTTTCTTATCTTGAGTAATTCATATTTTTGTTGAGGTGGCTTCCCGTCAAACACAAAATAAGGAATAATTCCATTCATTCTAAATAAAGCAATCATTTGATACATATTATCTATTAGAGCTCCTTCTGCTGAAAATTTATACATGTAAATGCTCGTATCCACTGCTATTTTTTTTCCACGTAAATCATTGAAGGAAATATGGCGTATGGCCTCAGCATTACATTTTTCTTTCATATAGCGGTTTAGGTGTTGAATTCCCATTTATTTTTGTTTGTAATGATATTAATATAAAATTAATAAATATCAATTTTTTAAAAATAATTAAATAAATTCTATTATGCTCATTCTAGTTGTGTTTAATAATTTTATATATTTATCTTTTTTATTATTACTATATTTACTTGTGTGAAGATCATTTACATCATTTATTCTATTTAAAATACTTTCATTATTATACTGGTCTTGAATATAGTCACCTAAATCATTAAAAACATACTGAGCCCCATTTAATTGTAAAAGAGCAGTGTTGTGATTATTACACCAAGAGAGAAATCCACAATAATCATTTAAAAAAATTGAGGTTAAAATATAATAAGAAAATACATGAGTATCTTCTCTATATAAATTCTTTCTTAAATAAGCGTTTTTCTCTCCTGGTTCATGAATATTATTATAAGTTAATCCCATAAATCCTAAGACCTTATTACATTGATAAAGAGAGAAAAGCCTTTCTAATTGTAAATTAAAACTCATATAAGTAATAAAAGTGGATAAATCTTTTTTATTTTCCAAAGCATTAAAACTACATAAAGCCGTATTCATTATCCGCGCCCAGGTTTCCGCATAAGCTTCTGAAACATCATAATCACTATCTATCGGAAAGAGTTGGCTTAACATTTTAAGTAATTGATTTTTATTAGTTCCACCTGCGTCCAGCCCATACGCATGAAATGTTTCATGGATCAGCACCTTGAACCACTCTTCATTTCTAAAAATAACAATCTCGCTTTCAGGGGAACAACTTATGGTGAACGCTGTATTTACATGTTCTACGCCCAGTGTCGTCGTCACCTTATCAGGGAGTTCTTTTAGAAACGGGGTTTGATAAATATATATATCCAGTGTTTTAGCACAAGATTTTGACGAATACGATGCGCATATTTTTAACCACATATATATCATTTTTATGTTTATTAAATACTTATCGTCTAGTTTCAGCAATTCCTCTTCCGAAAATAAAGTGAAATGAATATTGATAGTTCTATCATTAATAATACATGTATAAGTTAATTGATATGTTTCATTCTCGCTAATATATTTTTTAATATAAGCTGGGAAAAATTTACTACTATAGATGTCGGGTTGTTTTGCTGGTTCTGTCTGGGATATTTTTTTTAAGACCCCTTTTAGGCAGGAGTGTTTAATGGATTCTCTATATGCTTTATATATATCATTATATATCACTTTGAATAGTTTTGTATTTTCCTCATTATTATTATTTTTAAAAATGGGTATAAAATATTTTATAAATTCGCCAGAAGTTTTTGTATAATTCATTCTAGTATATAATAACTAAATAATTTTATATTAGTTATTATTTATTCATTTAGAATTCATTTCATTTATATATCTTTTCATTTATCTATCAAGACTTGTTTTGCTACCTTTTTAATGACCTTATTTATATTTTCTTCATCGCCATCCATTACTTTACTGACTACTTTCATATACTCATCACTTTGATTTGATTTACTGTCCATACATTTCGGATGAGTATCTTTCCAATTAGCCAATATCTTGTAATTTTTCTTATCCACACCCCGCACAGCCTTTAACATTTGTTTCGTTTCCTGAGTATCCTTTTCCCATTTATTTTCCTCTTTTACATATAATGTTTCTCTCTTCGCGTCGCTACAATGAACTGGTCTTTTATACATATCTGTATCATTTAATTGCTTGATGATTATATTGGACATCCCTTCAACATAACCTATTTTTCCCATATTTTCTAGATCAGACACTTTTATTTCAATAGAGTTTATAAATTCCGACATATTTAGAGCATCTTTACATTCTTCGTTTAAAAATACCTGAAGATTAAAGGTTTTATTATGGCTGTTATTATGTGAATTTGTATGTATATTCGTATTGCCTGGTTGTATTTTTTGACATACATCAATCATCTGTTTTTGTAGTTCATTATTAGTTTTTACCAATTCCAAAATGATATTTTTAAAATCTTTATTTTCATTAATTAATAATTCAATAATATTATTTGATGAGTCGTTGACACTTGAACCGTTTATTTGCGGAAATGATTCATCAACTGATTTACACTTTTTTTTATGTAACCATAATCCATTACGAGATATATAATTTTTGAAACAAATCACACATTTATAGGATGATGTATTATTATGTATTTCGTCATCACCATCCGTCATATTATACATATTTTTATGTTTTGCGGTCAATAAATGTCTTGACCAATCACCTTTTTTAGAGCATTTAAAGTCGCATTTTAAACATTTAAACTTTTCATTAATAATTGATGTTTTTTCTGTCTCCATGTGTCTTTATATATAAGAGACAGAAAAACTCCTAAATACTTTAATTTAATTATTTTATTTTTCATAAAAAATCTTACAGTAACAAATAAATTCACTAAAAAATGAAAATAAGAGCATTATGGTCTAAATTCATTTTTTGGCTTTTTTTCATTCAAAAGAGTTTTGCAAAAGTCCATTTTGGACATTTATAAATGTCCATTTTCCATTTTTGCAAAACTCTTTTGGAACTTTTTTTTACGTTTTTCTTTAAGTATCTAAATAGGTAAATATATATTATTTCAAATACAAAATTGTAGTTTTTCCCGTCCAATTAAAAATATAAAACATCCAGTTTTAATACATTTTTCAAGTGCGTTAGGTGATGTTTTTTTAGGAGGGTTTGTCTTTAATTTTGAATTGAGTTCATATAGCTTTTCTGATAATAAATAATTATTGGTATTATTTAATTGATATTTTTCATAAACATAATCTAATATTTCTATAAATTTATCACGATTCATATTTGGTATATTTGGATTTTTAGAAGACGTGAAGTGCGGATTACAATCAGCCATCCATTCATTTACAATACTTTCAATTAATGTGCGTTTTTGTTGATTGTTATTCTCAAAATATAATTCAGGCACAGGATTACTCTTATTTAAGGATTGGAATAAATCAATTGTTTCTCCATTACTCATATTTAATCTTAAACTTATGAATATATATTTTTCATATAACCAATCAGCGCTATTATTTGTGCCAACCACAGTATTGGCAAACACAGTAGGAGTTAAATAATCAGGCGCTTTACTATTCTCTCTTTTTATAATTTGGAGAGAATTAAACCGATGAATTCCATCAATAATATGAAAAATATTATTTTCGGCAACAATATAGAATATCCAATCTACTTCTTGTTTTTTATTATAAATATATTCGGCGAGTTCTTTACACCGTACTGGGTCAGGCGGTCGGTTATGTTTCCAATTTATAATTTTATTTTCACTTGCGCCTTGTAATAAATCTGAAATTTTACATTTACCCATAATATGATTTTCACTGTATTTATGGATAATTTCAAATGAGGGTAGAAATGAATACATTATATAAATATACAAAAATACTTTTATATAATTATTAATATATAATAGATGAAAAGTATAAAGTTTCCAAGTATAAAGTTTCCACTTAGATATATACCAAAATCATTAACAAGAAAGGATAAACAAAAACAAATTGATATGTTAAAAAAATCAAAAAAATTATATAAGAAAAATAAATATTATACACGCAAAACATTACCCTCATATAAACATAAAAAATCAAAACATATATTAAATGCTCGTAAAATATATAACATAAAAAATATATTACCGAATAAAGAATTAGCATTAAAAACTGGCTGTAGCCTATCCGCCTTAAAACAAATTGTGAAAAAAGGGGAAGGAGCCTATTATTCATCGGGGTCAAGGCCAAACCAAACTGCGAAATCCTGGGGTTTAGCACGATTAGCCAGTTCATTAACGGCTGGAAAAGCCGCAGCGGTTGATTATAATATCCTTGAAAAGGGTTGTAACCATAATAAAAAAGCGTTTAAATTAGCAAATCAATCCAGAAAAAAATATAAACACGGGCATTCAAAAACAATAAAAGTTAGTGTTTAATATATTATATTATAGAGTAATTATATAATGAATATCAAAAATTTACTGGTTTCAGGCATTATCATGTTAGCATTAGATTCAGTCTATCTAACGACCTTTAGTGGATACTTTAACAAGGTAGTCAAACAGATACAAGGAGAGAAAATACAATTTAATATATTCGGCGCAATATTATGTTATCTTCTTTTAATTTATGGAATTAATTATTTTATTATTGACCAAAAGAAACCCTTAAGGGATGCGTTTATTTTAGGTATACTTATTTATGGTGTATTTGAAACAACAACCTACGCCATTTTTAAAAAATGGACCTTAGGAGCAGTAGCATTAGACACTTTATGGGGCGGTATATTATTTACACTAACAACCTATTTAGTGAGATTATTTTTATAAAATATTATATATAGATTATATAATATGTTAGGCAAAAACATACTAGGCAACACAAAAAGACGGACACTTCGTAATAAAAATAAAAAATTAAATAAAAAAAAACGGATGACCATGCATAAAAAACGCGGAGGGGCATATTGGGATGAAATGGTTCCAGAAGATGAACAAATTTTTGCGTATAAAAATAGGTCATTAAAACCTAAAAAAGATGATATTGATGAATGTTCTGCCTATAATGATCAAATAATTAATCTTAAATATAAAGTATCAGAAATACCATATGATTCGCCCTTATCACCTATCCATGTGTATAAAGTCGGGAGCAATTATGCCGAGTTAGAAGAAGGCATTCATAATTTTATCTTATTCTGGGATGACCGTTCAAATGAATATATATTAGCGACTTCTTTATTTAACCCATACGAATACGCGTCAAAGCACTACATGATGGGAAAACGTTTAGGTGACCTGGTTCCTAATACATTTATATTTTCGGGCGAGTTTAAAAAGGAAGAAGGGAATCCATTAGTAAAATTTCATGATATTAGTTCATTGTATTTCATTGATAATCTCACTAATTTTAAAACCGTAGGTATGGCTATTTATTTTTTAAAGAAAATCATTTCGGATTATGTAGATAAAAATGGCTTGGAATTAGAGAGAATGTATGCTGATCGGTTAGACCCAGAATACAGAACACATTTTAATAATATAAAACAATTATTCATCGCGTATTATAAAGTAACCCTTAAATCGCATATAACAAAACCGAAAGAAAAATATGTGAATGAATCTATCAATAATGTAAAAGAGTTTGTTGCTTATTTAAAAGAAAAACAATTTTCAAAATTAGATTCATTAGCGCCTGAATATATAAATTATCTGAAGAGAATTTTAAAGGATGCGTTTAATGTTATCTTTGGCGTTGAAGTCAATCCTGAATATGTAGAGTTTAGTGACCCTAAAGAGATTAAATTTACAGAGGAAGAATATGGTTCACAGAAAGACCGAAACGCATTTGTTAAGAAAATGTGTGAATTTAATCCAGCCATGAATTTTGATTTATATAATGATGAAGCGAGTTGTAAGGAAAAAATAAATAAAATCGGGGACTCTTGTACCTAATAAATATAAATATATTTATATTAATATTTATTAATTTAATTTAATCTTTGACGCACGCGCATTAAATCATTAAATACAATAGGAGGATTTCCTCTTGAAAAATGTGTTAATTTTGCCCGCTTGGTCGCCAATAATACTTTCTTCAAATCTTCGTTTTGCGAGAATTTTGCAAACATTGCGTCTTCCATTTCCTTTTTATCCCGCCCGCTAAAGAAATCATCATCTACTTTAATTTCTTTTGGGCGAATTAACTTTCCTTGAAATTTACCTGATTTACCACCAGCACCTTTAGCCATGGCTTGATTTTTTGAGAGTTCTGAATTAGAGTCAAGAGAGAATTGTAAATAATAATCTTTATTTTGTCGTTTAAATTTTGAACCCTGATAATAATGTTCAACACTTAACCATTTATGTCCATCTAATATAAATAATGCTGGCCAGAAATTAGATAACATTTTTCGCCATGAAGTAATCTTTTTCAAATCATCGTATTCTTTCACACCTTCAGGGCCCATTGATTCACCTGCTCCCGCTCCCGGCAGAGGTTTATCCATAGAACCCGAATAAAATTGAAACACTGTTGAATTATCATATAAATCGCTCAGCAATTCTTCTACAATTTCTTTTTTTTTGGTCTCATGATTCATGTCCATGATAGCAGGACTGTCTTTTAGTGCCTGTTCGTTCTTATCAATAAAGGAATTCAATTTTTGATAAAAATCACGAAAATCAGGAATAATATAATAGGGACCTGCTAAACGCTCCATACATTTATCAACAATAAGAATTTTTATATCATACGGCAGTTCTTTAAATGTAAATGCGCCATATTCCTTATAGGTTATAAGTTGGTAATGATTGCCTTGGTGATTTGCCATTATATAATGAGACGGGGTAAAATTTGCATCTTTTTCTAATACATCGTCATTTAATTGCCCGCATTGTAATACGTGTTCTATATCACCTGAATTATAATATTCTTCCGATAATAAAACCAATTTTACATTCAAAGAGCGCTCCAATGTAGAAATTGCCCACGTATTCCCCCAAAAAGCACAGGTTTGTATTTTATCCTTTAGTTGTATCAGGGTTTTAACATCTTTCATAAACGCAAATTCTTCTAATATATCTTCCGTATAAGATTTACTATTTTTTATTTCCTTATTTTTTTTCTGAACATCTTCGGATTGTTTTATAATCGTGGCGAGAACATTTCGGTCGGTTGTTGTTTTTATTTTTTCTTTCAATGCCTTATTTCTAGTATTTAATTCTTTTAATTCAGTTTTTAGTTCGGCATATTCTACTTTCGCGTTTACATATAAGGTCGTGTAAATTTCTAACATTTCTTGTGTAGCATTATCGGCTAATATTTTTCGCATCTCATTGACACTAACGTTTTTTCCAACTGTTTTTAATCCGTCCCGAATAACCGCAAATAAACATTCACCGGCGCCTTCATTATCCACGATGCCATAATTCTTATTTTTCATAAATTGCTGTATCCAAGTAACACTTTTATCTTTTTTATCAAATGTTGTGCGCTCTTGTTGGGCGTCTAGAGCGGTTTGTTCAATGAGGGGTAATTTTGTTATAGGTTCATCGTCGTCATCAATTGTGATTACTTCTACACCCATGATTAGATTTTTATCAACAAAGGAATAAAGTAGGGGGTCATTTAGAAGCGCTAAATTAATATCACCGTCTTCATCGATGAGTGACGGCAAATCAGAACTATTTATTTCATAAAGGCCAATCTGGGTATCAACCTTTTGATTTTTAACTAAATAGATGGGATAATAAATAATATTTCTCTCAACAAAGGAGTATTTGGCTTGACCTAAGGCAATCATAACATCCATATCAAATAAAGGAATCTCATAAATCGAAGCTTCAAAATCTTTGTCGGCCTTGTCTAATATTTTTGCTTCAGGATAATCTATTGTATCATCTAATAATGATTTCACCATAGTATATAAATTAAATATATATATTTAATATATAATATCATTATTATATAATATATTATATATTTTTTGCAAAGCTGGAATAATTTTGCGCAATGAAGCTATATTTTTACATATATTAAATTTTAATTTAAGATTATTAATATTTTTCTCTATATTAATAATATTGTTTTCACTAAATCATTCATCAAATAAAAAGGTTCATATGATAAGTTTAATAAAATAATATATTTATATTGAGTATTTTGTTTAATAACGAATTTATAGTAGTAATTAAATTTTCACCCTTAATTTTATACATATAATTCAAAATTTATAAAATTTATAAAATTAATATTATTTAAAATAATAATATATATATAAATGGATGATGATTGTACAATAATTAATTATAAAAATAGATTTGATAAAAGTGATATTGATAAGATAGGGTTTGGAGAATACATTAATGATGCTATAGATTTAATGAAAACTTTAATTGAATTACTTAATAAATATAATATAGATTATTATATAATATCGGGTACTTTGCTAGGGCATGTTCGCCACAATGGATTTATCCCATGGGATGATGATATTGATATTATAGTAAGCGAAGATATATTAGATAAATTACCACTTATTTTATTAAATACTGAACTTACATTTCTTAAATTTGATAATTGGATTTTAAAAGCTTGTTCAAAAACTGGAATTAGTGAAATAACTAACATGCATACTGACAAATTAATAAATAAAAATGATAAGTATTATTGGCCATTTATAGATTTATTTATTTATACAAAGAATGATACACATTTAAATTTTTTTAAAAAATTATGGTTAACTTCTGAATTTGAACCATATAATTTAAAAAAATTCTATGATATTTCTGTAAGGGTACCAAATAATCCAGATTATTTTTTAAAAATAACATATGGGATAGATTACTTAAATTCGTATGAAATATATACCTGGCATCATCGCAAAGAACGTATTATAAAATTTGTATAGTTTATTACCAAAATATATAATATTGTAAATAATAAAATATACAATATTGTAAATAATAAAATATACAATATTGTATGGAAAGAATAATTATAAGTTTAACAACAATCGATTCAAGAATACATTTAGTAAAAAAAGCAATAATTAGTATATTAGAACAATATATTCCTCCAGATATAATTCATATATGGTATTCATCTGACCCTTTATTTTATGATAAAGGAATAAATTCAGATTTAATAAATGAATTATATAATGAATTACAAATAATAAACGTAAGAAATATAAAAATAATTTTTAAAAAAACGGAAAATATTGGTTCATATAGAAAATTAATACCATCATTAAAAATATACAATAATTCAATTATTATTACAATAGATGATGATCATGAACATGAACAATATTTTATTGAAAAATTTTTAAAAGAATATTATACTCATAGAGCAATTATTTGTTCAAGAGCAAGAGTGATTGATATGAATAATTATACAAAATATAATTCAAATATAAATAAAACTAAATTTATGGATCCAAATAAAAATCCGATGTATAATGTCCTTCCAGAAGGTGTTGGTGGAATTTTATATCATACAAGTATGTTTGATGAATCGTTTATTAATTTTGATTATTCTTCATTACCAGAATGCGTTCTAAAAAATGATGATATATTTTTTAGGCTATATACTTTTAGAAAAGAGATACCTGTAATGTGTATAAATACAAATAAAAGTAGTTGTTTAAATAATGAAATAGTTAAACATGAACAATTAGTATCTCTTTTTGGAAATTATAATATGAATATGAATATTTCAAATATATTTATAGAGGTTGACAAAATAAATTGTATTCCATTAGCAAGTAAAATATTAATAGATGATATAAAAGACAATGTATCATATGAAAAAACAAATATTATTAACATAATAGATATGTTTAAAAATGGTACTGAATTAAAAAGTCTACAATATGAAATGTATGCGACAGACCGGTGTAATAATACTATTAATTTGGAAAAAATTTTAAATACCAAATTACCGGTTATTGTGTTAAATATTGAAAAGGATGTAAAAAGATATGATTCATGTGTTAATGAATTACTAAAAATAAATACAACTACATTTATACATCTTAAAGCAACATATTGGAAAGAAAAATACAATTTAAATTACAATCTAAATAATATATTAAACTTTTTACAAACTTTTAATAAAAAAATTATTAATACAGATATAACATTTAATTTATTTTCTCAAGCGAATGATCCAAATATACTTATTCAAGATGGACCATTAGCATGCTATTGCACACACGTGAGAGCATTAATATATGGATATCAAAATTTTGATACTCATTTTATAATTGTAGAAGATGATATTCTTATAGCAAACACAAACATAATAGAAAAATATATTACTCAAGTTCCTGAAGACTGGGATATAATTTTTTTAAATTCAAATGCTTTAACAAATGATTATGGAGAATATATGTATAAATTTACAGATAAATTTTACTCAGCCCATTTTTACATAATAAATAAAAAATGTTTACCGATTATATTTGAAAATATATATCCTATTACAGATCAAATTGATATACTTATAGCACAATTACACGACAGATTAAATATTTATAATATTGTTAATACTGTATATCAAAAGAATTTTTCAACAAATACACAAAATAATCTATACGTTATATATAATTCTCCAAATTATCATAATGTAAGAGTATACATTAGCAAAATGGAAAATGAATTATTAGAATATATAAATAAAAAGATAAAAAATAATGATAATACTCATATAAGAGATTCAATTATATATGATGTAATTTATAATTACATTAATAATTGCGCTACATATACATTTTCTGGTTCAGATGATGTATCCTTAAATTATAGTGATAATAATAACAAAGAAAACGTAGAATTATATAACACTTTATATTTTATAATTAATTGTTGCGTAAAAGGTATATGTCTAGATACTGTTATAATGAACCTAATAAAAGATATAGACTATATTATATTATGTTTTGGTAATCATACAGATAATTTTAAAGCTCTCTCATATGGTTCTACCTCGAATGTTTATATTTATGATAATTTGGTTTATAAAATATATAATAGTAAACTTCGGTGGAAAACAATAAATCATGATAATTTAGATAACATATTTGATAATGAAACATCTATTTTAAAAATTTTATTCCCAGAAACAATAATAAATAAAGATAAAAAAGAAATTATTATGAAATATCTTGGTAAATCATTATACAATGAGTTTTTATTGCCTGATAATTGGAAACAACAAATAAGTAATATATTTGAATTATTAGATTCAAGAGGTATATTTTATCCAGAGTTTAATATAAAAAATATAGTTGTTAAAGATAATATAATTTCATTTGTAGATTATGGTATAGCAAGTATTAGTGATATACATAATAAAGAAAATTGTGAGGTTTTTATAAAGTTGTTAAGTTTAATTCAACAGAAATTTAAAGAAACTGATATAAGTCAATATAAGGTTGTATACGCAACTCTATTAAATAATTTAAAGTTAGAAGAAAATTATAGTAAAAATATTTTTTAACCTTTCAGTATATTTACTATTTGATATATATATCATCTATAGTTGTTATTTTTTTAAGAATATTATATGTTCCAAATAAAAAATGTGGGGGATAAACTATCGAATCTAGAATTTCATCAGTTTCTTGTATTTTTAATATGTCGTATGATATACATATAGGTGTGCAGAGTTCTATATATTCATCTCTATTCACCGGTAATTTTGATTGTGTATTATAAAGTCCATTTGTTAGTGATAATGCATATTGATTATATTTTTCTTTTTGTTTTAATAATTCTTCAAAATATGTTTTTGTAACAAAAGGTCTTGCAGAATCATGAATAATAACTTTGTCTACGTTATTTAAATTTTTTTGTATATATTTTATACAAATATTTAAACTTGTTTTCCTTTCATTAATATTATTTTCAATAATTATAATATTTTTATATTTTACGATTATATCTTTTAAAACTATATCTTTATTTATTACTATTATTAATTTATCTACTAATTTAATCATACTATTTATAGAATATTCCAATATAGGTGTATCATTAATGCAATATAATTGTTTTGGAATATTACAGTTAAACCTAGAACTAGTTCCTGCCGCAAGAATTATTCCGATAATACTCATTATAACTTATAAAATAAAATAAAATTTTGTGGGCCTTGTCTAATATTTTTGTTTCTGGATAATTATATAATTATATAATTATATAATTATATAATAAATATTAAGTCTCTTTGTTTACAACGATAATTTATTGAATCACTATCAGGAATAATAATAAATATAATAATAAATATAATAATATAAAGCAATTATTTTTGTATTTTATCATAAATTAATATAAATTTATTATTAATTTAAATTATAAAATTTTTTCCATGTTTCAATAATTATATTTTTTGATTTTTTGTGATATTCGTAATGATTTGTATGTATTGTACTATCATTATTATTTTCATATATGAAATATGCATATTTATAAGTATAAGTAATAAAAGTATCAAATAGAAATTCATCTGCTGTGTGAATTTTATCAGAACCTAATGTAAATTTATTATCAATATAAATCTCTTTAATAAATTTAATAGCTGCTTTTTTATTTAATATATAGGCAGCTGTACTAAATATATATACATTATTATTATTATAAGTATAATCAGATTTTAATGGGGTATCAGTAATATATGTTAGCATTAATATTTCCCAATCTTTAGGGGCTTTACTAATTATATCTTTAATTGACGCATTCCAATATTTAACAAACTCTAAATTAACATCATCTTCTAAAATTAAACATGTATCATATTCAGATTCACTAAATTGTTTAATTGTAATTAAATGTGATAATAAGCATGCGTATTCTGAATTAGTTTTATCAAAAACATTAGCACTAAATCTATTATATATATTTATGTTTTTACCATCAATTGCGTTTATTCTAATATTTTGAACTGGAAATAGTTCTAATATTTTCATCATATTATTATACCTATCAACTGAATATTCTAAATTTATCCAATAAATTATATCTATACCATTCATATATTTATCAATTTTATCTTTAATAAAATCATTTATGCTTTCTTTATATGGAATTGGTGATAACGTAGGATATATATCATTACTATAGTTTACCAAATAAGAATCAATTAAATTTAAATAATCGTTTTTTATATTATTATTGTTTAATGAATCTTGTATATCTTTTGATATTGATATAAATTTAGTATAATTGTTTATTTTTAAATTTTTAAAATTATTTAAATCGGTGCCGGTGAACATTATATATTTACATGATATATGATATTTGATTATATCAATATCTATATCTGAATAGGTTCCAAAAAATATACAAGGTTTGCTTATATCATTATATGATTTTAAATTAAAATTTTTATATAGATAGTCTTGGAAATTAATTAAATAGGATGAAACGTATATTTGTTCAATATTATTAGTTAATAAGTAATTTTTAAAAATATGGTTATCATTGAATTTTAATGTTGTTAAGTTAATGATAGGTTGATAATCAATGGGTTTAATACTATCATATTCATTATTAGTCTCTATATTTAGGGCTGGATTTATTTTATAAATACTATCATATTCAATAAGTTTAAATCGCGATGGACACCCAATTTTTATTGAAAAACTTTTCCATACCTCTTTTTTTTTATGACCGTTTTCTATTAAATGAAATTCTCTTTTATTATTTTTATTAATTTTAATAAGATCATGTGGATTTATACATGTTATACAATGAATAATAGCATAAGATTTTTGTTTATAAATACCATTACACCATATATATAAAAAATCCACACCCCATTCCATTAACGTATAGTCTATTGTATTCATAAGTTTATGTAATGATAAAACATTAAATAAAGGTGTGTTCACTTCTACAAAATTTGTATATGTTAGTATTATATCTTTTTTATGCTCTGTTACACTATGACTTATTTTTCCTTCTGATAAAAATGATGGAGCACAAATATCCAAATTATATTTCTTTGATAGTTTAAACATATTATTAATATCTTCAACATTAAATATTATATCATCGTCTAAAATAAAAAATCTATCATATTTATTTATAATATCAATATAAGTATCATAAAAATATTTAAAATTTTGAAATTTACTACCCTTTCTTTTTTCAATTAGTTTAACTTTAGATCTATATTTATTAAAAATATCTTCATCGTCGCCGTAATATATAACATATATATCATACTCAATTTTATCATTAATCCATAAAGAATCAAAATTTGTATTATTTCCAACAGAAGAAAATAAAAAGTTAGTAGTCATATATATATATATATATTATAAGAGTAAAATAAGAGTAAAATAACAGATTAATAATTTTTTCTAAATTAGTATTAGACTCATTGTCTTGATTATTATTGTTCGTATTCAATATATATTTATGGTAATAAAGATTTTGTATAATTATTATAATTATCAATAGATACATGAGTTTGTTCAAAATTTTTACTTACTAAAAAATTACCTCCATTATTTAACAAATTGTAGATAAAAATTCTGATACTGCTTGTAATAATACTAAAAGGTATGAAACGTATTATAAAAACAGAAGAATATTTGAAAAACTATAGTTTTATAATATTATAATATTATAATGAACAATAATAAATTTATTATTTATAAAGCAACTGGTGGTTTGTTTCATAATTTACGCTCTTTATTTAGTTGTTTTGAGTTTGCAAAATTAAATAGATATACATTAATTATTGATATGAAACAACATAGCGCATTTAAACATTCATTTTCAACATTTTTTGATTTAAATGTTGATGGGTTGGAGTGGTATGATAATTATGATAAAGTACCAAATAATTTAACTTATGATAATAGAAGTATTACAGAATTAGAAAAAACTTCCATATCTTTTTCTAATAATAGTTATTATTTATATGATAAAAAAATATCTGATATAAATTTAAAAAATTATCTTGATAATGTAATTGTATATGGTTATGGTCCTTTATGTGATACAATATATTATGGAAATCTTACTGTAAATAATGAAATATATAATAAACTAATAAATGAAAAACACATTGAAAATAAATATATTTCGGTACATTTCAGAAATACAGATATAAAAAATAATATTGATGATTATATTAAAAAAATAAAATATTGTATAGAATCAACAAATATTAAAACTGTATATTTAGCAAGTGATTACTATGAAATATTTGATATAATTAAAAATGAGATTAATATTGAAGTAATTAGATATACAATACCGCCGACAAATATTAATAATTTACATTATTATTGGGAGAACGGGCTCTCACAAAAATATAATAGAATATATGAAAGTATTAGAGATATATATTTTATATTAAAATCGCAGGCATTTATTCCATCTTATAATTCGGGGTTCAGTAAAGAAATAATTAAAATGATAAATTATAAAAAATATATTATTCCAAATATTGAATCTAATACAATAATATATTAAAATAATTATATATTAATTTGTATGTTTATAATTTCTTAAATAATATTCAACATCTTCTCTGTATTTTTTCCATTTTAAATCTTTTTCCATATTATAATAACTGTTATCATATTGTAATGAATTATCCTTATTGTATACATAAGTAGGAGTTCCTATATTCATATGCCTACCATTTGATTTTTCTAAAACCCACCACATCTCAGCAACATCAGAACAACATTGTAACCAGTGACCGTTAAATTTTAAGTAAGATTCAGGAATAGTCTTTAATAAAGAAGCTTCGCATGTTCTTAAATGTTGTGTTATCCATTGATTTCTATAATTAAATTTAATATTTTTTATATCTTCCTCGTTATACTTTTTAAATCCCGATAGTTTCTTTAATGTATCATTTTCATAATAATAAAACTGACCATAACTTATTAATAAATTGTGTTCAATATATTTTTCATTTAACGTAGTTAAAACATTATCATTGTATAACCAATCATCACCGTCTAATAAACAACAAACTTCATCATCTTGGCACATATTATAAGCAATATATCTAGAATATGTCTGTTTCATATTTGTTTCATTTCTTAATACTATTACCTTATCTTCAAACCCTCGCTCTTTTATATATTCTTTAACTAAATTATATGTATTATCTGATGAACAATCGTCGATATATATTGCACGCCAGAAAGTATGTTTTTGATTAAATACAGATTCTAAATTTTTTATGTAATATTTTTCATTATTGAAGGAAGGAATTATAAAAACAAAACTTTTATTTTTGTTTTCTACCAATCTAGAAATATCACAATTTGTAATATATTTATCAATTTGTGTATCTTTTTGTCTTAATGATATTTTATTTAAAATAATATAATCATATATAGTTTTAAAATCAGAAGTAATATCTAAAAAATCATAATCTATTATTGTCCATTTTTTACTATCAGCTAGCAATTCAATATCACGCGAACCCATATTATCGCTTTCTTTTAATTGAGGAATAATCACATTTGGATATAAAATTTTACTTCTAATATTATTATTATCTTTAATAATATGCCATAATAACATATCTATTGTTAGTAAATCATACGATAACAAATCATTTAATTTTATTTTAATTAAGTTAATTATTTTAGGTGTTAAAAATATAGAATATGCTCCGTAAGTCCAGTAATATTTTTGTTTACACACATTATAATAATTATGTTTTTTAATATTATTTTCAATATCTTTGCTCCATCTCGATTGATTTGCTCCTAAGTATACAATATCATTTGTTAAAAAAAATTTACTATCATATTTAAATAAATTTTCATAAAAATTTTTATGAAAAACAATATCATCTTCAAAAATAATAATATTTTTGTTATTCTCTATATTATACAATAGTTTTTTATAAGTTAATAATATTCCATATGCTCCTTCACTATTAACCTGTGGTTTTCCGCAAAATAAATTATTATTTAACATAACATTATCTTTGTATTTTTGATATAAAATTTTATTCTCATCTTTATATCCATCTACCGCTTCTATAATCTCATAATTATATATACCTATTTGTTCTAATTTAAATTTCATCATTATTAATCTATCAACTCTTCTTTTCAGGTTAATAATATAAACTTTACTAATTTTATTTATATTGCAAAAATGATTCCATAAATATTTATTTAATCTCCCTTGTATATTTTTTGATATTGATATAATTGTAGTATCGGGTTTTAAAATTATTTTTTTAAATTTATTTACATCTGTGCTTCCAAACATTATATATGTAAATGATTTATGATAGTTGATTGTTTCAAAATCAATAAATGAATATGCTCCAAAAAATAGACAAGGGTTGTTTATATCATTATAAGTTTTTAAATTATATTCTTTACACATATAGTCTTTTAAATGTATTAAATAATTAGAAATGTATATTTGTTCAATATTATTTTTTAATAAATAATGTTTAAAAATCTGTTTATCATCTAAATTTATTGTTGTTGATTCTTCAATAATTTTAGGTTCTTCGATATTCACGGTCAGATTAATAATTCTCTTTAGTTGGGGGACTGGAATCGGGACATATATAGGCTTGGTGGCGCTAACTATTAAATAGTCATCTATTGATTTTATATAGTTGTTATGTAAATTATTGATTATTTCTATTGAAAATACTTTTTTAAAGTCGTTATTATTAAGATCACTATAAAATTGAAATTTATTGTCTATTGAATAATGAATAAATATTAGTAATTTATTTTGAATAGACTTAGGATAATGTTCAATATTTTTTAAGGACGATTCAAATGTACAAACAGAATTTTGAATTAATCGAAATATATTAATATTTTTTATTTTATAACTAGGTATAGAGATATCTTCAAATTGATATAAAAAATATTTATTTGGAGGTAATCTTTTTAGATATGGCGGATATACATTTGTATCAGTTTGTAATAATGTCTGAGGTGAAAATATAAGAAGATAATTACCATTTTTTATACAAAAATCAATATCTGTGTTAGTAATTGGTCGTATATTTATAGTTACATTTATATGACACAAAGTAAAAATTTTAGAAAACAATTCTGCTATAGGTTGTAATTTTTCAGTAGTAAATATATTTAGATATATAGATTTATTGTGTTTTGTATTCATTATTAATTCAACTTTTTTTTCTGTATTCATTGATAATATTAATTATTTTATTATATATATATATAATAATTAAGCATTAAAACAATATAAATTTTTTAAAATATTCATTATTTTTTAATTCAAGAATATTCTTCCATAAACGTTTTCTTTGATAAACAATGTTCTTATTATTTGGTTCATTTTCAAATAATATAATTAATTGAACCATTTCATCTTTTACCAATTTATTTTTATTAATATTATAATAACCTAAAATATTGACTAAATCTTTTACATTGTAGTTATTCATATACTCTAAATAATCATGATATATGTCATCGTCTGGTGAATTATTTAATTCTATTAATATATTATCTAAATCAAAATTATCTTTATGATTGTCAAGTTTATCAAATTTATGGGTATCAAATTTATGGGTATCAAATTTATGGGTATCAAAATTATGGCTATCAAATTTATGCGGGTGTAATTCTTGTACATTAAAAAAAATATGTTCATTCATCATTATCTATAATATTATAATCATGAATTTTTTATATATTTTTAATGTATAAATGGATGTTAAATATATAGTAAAATATGTAATACTATTAACACCAGTAAATAAATATTTATTTTCGCTTGTCGGTTCTGCTGTTGGTTCTATTGTGAAAAAAACTTTAATTTATACTGCTAGAACTGCCTATACTACTATTGTAAATAAATAATGAAATATGTTATTATAATTTACTTTTTTTGAACAGTATCTAAAATATCCATATGTTTGAAAATAGTTTTGTTTGTAATGCTGGGATAATCTGTATTTTTCATTACTGAAATTTGTTTTACTAAATCCATGATATTCTCCCATTCCTCATTTTTACAAAGGGTAGAATTTCCATTGGTAATTAAAATGAAGATGACTTCGACTAATTCATCTACGATATCTTTGCTGTCGGACTTTTTAATTGTATCCATCATATATTTCTGTAAATCCTTGATAATAGCAATGATTTGTTCTTCTTCTAAGGCTCCCAGTTTCATCAGATTTACATAAAATAAACTTAGCGCCCGGCGTTTTTCATTGGTTTTCGTATTATTACAGAATCCATCATAATCTTTATCAGGACTACAGTAATCTATCTTATCAAATAAGCTCCTAAATTTTTGGAAATTATTCTTGAAAATGACCTCCATGAAAGTATGACCATTTGTATCAAACACCTCCATTAAATCTTTATACAGATCCGCGTATAATTTGGAGTAAAAACTATTTCCGCTGGCTATTGTGAAGAGCGACTCACCAATTTTGTTCAACTCTTCTAGTAATTCAGGACTGTCTACATTATTATCCGCAGTAATAGATTTAATTTCATTTATGATTTGCTCTTTTAGGGTGTCGTAGGTTTTTGTAGTCATTTTATTTAAATGTTTTCTAATTTGGTCAATAGACGCGTCAATACCCTGCTTCTTTGCGATGATGGTTGCTTGAAATTGCCGGATACTTTCCCAGTCGGCGTCTGTAATCTCTTGAACGCGTTCTTTATAAGGTTTTCTCGCTCCACCCATATGTGCGCCTCCCAGATGTGGATTATACCCTCCCGAATTATTATATTCGCGTTTTTCAAATTTAGGCGTTCTGATATATTCTGGCGCGCCTACTTGATCCGCAATAGATTGAATAATTTTCATTGTTTCCCCATCAAGATTGTAGCTAAATCCAGCATTTAGGATTTTAGTAAAATCATCTTTTGTATATTGAGTTAATTTATTAATCGGCGTGCTAGGAACACTTGAAATGGACAGACTCATTTTATGGTATGTTATATTATATTATTATATATATTTATATCAATTTTTAATAAAATATAACTTAAATATTAATTGGTATTAATAGTATGTCCGAACCTATCAACGACGCTATAGAAAAGACTTTAATTCAAGAAAATAATATAAATGCTTTACATGATTTACATGAAATAAACAGCTGGGAAGAATTAGACGCCAAAACTCCTCTTTTAAGAGGTATCTATAATTATGGGTTTGAAAAACCTAGTCCAATTCAAAAGAAAGCGATTATGCCTATTTTTGCTGGAAAGGATGTGATTGCTCAGGCACAATCTGGCACGGGGAAAACGGCTTGTTTTGCCATAAGCACCCTACAAATTGTAGATGTCTTAAAGAAAACCCCGCAAGCGATGATTATTTCGCCGACCCGTGAATTATCAATACAATCAAAACATGTAGTAGATGAATTAGGCTGTTTTTTTCCGGATTTAAAAACACAACTCCTTGTCGGCGGAACTTCTACCGAAGAAGACACACGTATGCTTTACGATACGCCACCCCAAATCGTCATTGGGTGTCCGGGCCGTATTCATGATATGATTAAACGCAAAAAACTGGCGACCAAAGATTTGAAGTTGCTCGTGATTGATGAAGCCGATGAACTGTTGTCAGCGGGATTCAAAGAGCAAATCTATAATATTTTTCAGTTTATGCCGTCAAATATCCAAGTGGCCTTGTTTAGTGCGACCCTGCCGCCCGAATTGAGCAACTTAACCCAACGCTTTATGCGCGACCCGGTGAAAATTCTCGTGAAGGCGGAACAATTGACTCTGGAAGGCATTAATCAGTTTTATGTGGCATTAGATAATGATGACCAGAAATACGAGACGCTTAAGGACATTTATGGTATGATTTCCATGAGTCAGTGTATTATTTACTGTAATAGCGTGAAGCGGGTGAATGATTTATATGAGGCGATGATGATTGATAATTTTCCCGTGTGTCAAATTCATAGTAGTATGGATAAAGACGAGCGGAATAAGAGTTATCAAGAGTTTAAGAGTGGAAAACAACGGGTGCTTATTTCGTCTAATGTCACCGCGCGTGGAATTGATATTCAGCAAGTCAGTACCGTTATTAATTTTGATGTCCCGAGTTGTGTTCATACTTATCTCCATCGGATTGGGCGCAGTGGGCGTTGGGGGCGTAAGGGGGTAGGTATTAACTTTATGACGCAGCGGGACACGCGTAAAGTGAAGGAGATTGAGGAGTATTATCATACGAAAATAAATGAACTTACGGAAAATTGGGCCGGAGCATAATTATAATAATTAATTTAGTTTTATTGGAATAGGGTTACAGCAAGGTTTACCATTCGTAGCATTTACATTTGACCTACGCTTTAATGCAGCGCGACTAGAAGCACTCACCGCACCCACGCCACTACCCGAAATATAATTTGTATTGTTTAATTGTGTATTATTCGTAAATATCAGACGATGCGTCATTTATATATATATATAATAATAAATAAATTAATAATATTAAATAGTATTATTAATTTATTAATTAATAATACGATGACCTTTGGTAAACGTACCCACGGAAACCCAATAATACACTGGGGGTCTAATGAGTCAAAATTAATTATAGGAAATTATTGCTCAATTGGTGAAAATGTGAATATCTATTTAGGCGGAACCGCAAAATTAATAGATTGGAAAAATATAAATGGAGATGTAATAATAGGAAATGATATTTGGATAGGCAAGAACGTCACAATTATGCCAGGCGTTACGATTGGCGACGGTTCAACGATAGCTCCCGACAGTTATATTTTTAAAAATGTTGAACCCTATAGTTTTATGAAAGGAAACCCGGCAAGAATAATTGATTATAAATTTTCAAAGGAACAAATACAAAAATTATTAGAAATTAAATGGTGGAATTGGAGTGATGCTAAAATATATAAATATACTCCGATATTATCTAGTAAAAATGTAGATTATTTTATTAAAAAAGCATTAACTTCTAAATAATAAATAATAAATAATAAAATACAATAATAAATATCTATTCTCTTAAACTCGGGTTAATGCAAATGTCTTGTGTGGGAAAAATATCACCCGACATACACATATCGGCTTCACCGACTTGAATACAACTGCGGAAGCCCCGGTCTTCGCCAATGTAACAATAACCGGCTTTCCCTCGGGCTTTACTCGCCTGGGTTTTACTGCCGGCATCATCTGGCATCGGCTCAGATTGCTGATTTCTTATGGAATTATCTAATGCCTTCATATCACTTTTTCCTCTCTTTTTCTTATGAGAAAGACCTTTTTCCAAGATATCAATGCCACCGGTAACCGTTCCTGCCGTGATATCTACTAAACCTTTCGTCCCGGTTGCGCTCACCTTAACAACCTGTTTTGTTGTTTCAGCAATACCATATCCGAAAAATACCAAAATTGGTTTAATCAAATCAAGAATCCATTCGGTAATTTTACCTAAATATGTAAATATATTAAACCCTAAAAAGATTAAAATTAAAATAATGATAAAATATCTTATTATAGTAGACCACGGTATTCCTCCTGTATTTGCGGTTGAACTATCATATGATAAATCAGGCGTTTCAGTTATTATATTATCAGCATCCATTTTATATATATAAGATACTTATAAAAATTATAAATATATAATCTATAATTTTTATATCAAGAAAACAGCTTACCCATATTCCATACTTTGCGTTTATAACGTCCATCAACTATCAGTTTATTGCCCTCTCTAATGTCACGTGTATAATATACTTGTTCATCGTGTTTCATTGTACAATCAAAATTGGTTATATTAATAAATTCATTTTGTATAGTATATTTAATATTTGTAAGGTCATTCATATTATCTGGCGTTTCATGTTTATATACATTAGCATCACGTTTAGAGACTGTTCGGTTAAATCCATCAAACGGCCGATTAATTCTTGTATCTTTAATATCATAAAAACAAGACCGATCTATAGTTAATCCGGAACTAACACATCGTTCATTGATTACATTATCTTCTAGTCCCCAACCCCAAAAATTCGGAAACCCTTTTGCTTTTTCAAAATCAGCCCCTTTTATTGAAAAAATTCCCCCTAAGGCAAATTTAAAACCATAATAATGTTTAACAATGCCTAGTGTTGTAACATAATCAATCATATTTTTTTCGCATGGAAAAGTATCTACATCGTTAAAAATAAAAGTAATATCTTTATAATTATTGGGGTATTTATTTTTAATTGCTATAAATCCTAAATTTTTCATCGCGCCTCTATTAAAATGACGAGTATCACATTGGTGGGCAAAATATATTTCATATGGGTCTGTTAACTCTTCTAACAATATTTTCATATTTTTTAAAAATTCTGCTTTTTGATTAGGACGAGATCTATAAGGCACAATAAATACTCTAGTTGGAATACTCATTATAATATATTATTAATATTTTATAATGATTTATTTAGCCTTATTGCCTTATTGCCTTATTGCCTTATTACTTTATTGTGTATTAGTCGGCACTAATAATTCATTCATTTTATCCAGCCGTTCAATTGTTTTATCAAAAGAAGATTTTTCATTTAATCCGTTAAAAAGATAATCTGTTTCAGGGGTTATTTCATTTTTTTTTATTTCTTTATACACGATTCCTATTTTTTTCACAATAGTATCTATTTCTTCTTTATTATGAATCATATCTATATGTAAATCTACCGGCTCAGTTAATAAAGCAATCGCAAAATAGATGATAAATTTTCTTCTCTTTTTAACGCCACTCGTATATTTAATGCTAAACATTTCCAATAAAGCATTAATTATTTTATTGATAATAGGAATATTTTTATTTTTTCCTTCATTTATAATGACTTCCCAAACAATCCAGATAGTATCATTTTGAAATTTTGTTTGTACAGGCGCAAAGTGTCTATTTTCGCACACACAATGATCTTTTTTTTGTTTACAAATAGATTCAAATTCTAACAACCATTCCAGCCAATAACAAGCGGAGACCACGTTTTTAGATTCAGGCGAAACATGATAAGAAAATTCATTTATGGCAATATAAAGTTCTTTAGGGTCGTCTTTTCTAAACACACTATTGCCATAAGTGATTGATGGCGCTTTTAAACGTGACGCCATATGCGACATATTAAATTCATCCTCTTTTTTTATTTTTATGGGCTCAAAACTGTGTTTTTTCCTAGAATGACATAAAACGCAAATAATCTCTGAAAATAATTGTCTTATTTTGGGGTTATTTCTTAATCTTAATTCGTTGTCAGTGTAACCATTAGATAAAATATCCTTAAAATTTTTGAATCTAAGAGAGATATATATAGGCAATTTAGGATTACCTAAATGAATATAACGACTAATAAAAAGTATAATAATATCCCATAAATCGCCAAACTGTCCTGCACAAATTAATTCAGCAGACCAATAGCAGGCTGGTTCAACTTTTGAAGAAACAAGCGAATTTATTAGTTCGGTTTTTACTCTAGATTTTTGAAATTTAGAAAAAGTTTCTCCTTTAAAATCCATGGATTGTCTTTTATCATTAATTTCAATATCGTTCATATAAAACAATTATATACAAAAAAAATAACTATAATACATATACACAGATGAATACATTTATGAAAACATATACGAATATTATATCTTCAATAAAAAAATCATTTAAATCTTTTTATAAAACCACTTTATTGCAGAAAATATTTTATACATTAACCGCATTTATAATTTTAAATATAATAGCAACCTTTGGCATTAAGAACAAGGAAGGCTTTGAAGAGCGAACAAATGAATTTATCGTGAAAAAAGGCACGGATGTCTATGATGATTTCTATGTTAATATTTACGATGATTTAGTATTTAGTAAATTAAAAGATAATTTTGAAATAGGACAGATTATTAATAGCACAAAACCCACAGAAGAAAGTTATATATTAGACATTGGTTCAGGCACTGGACACCATGTTAAAAATCTTAGTGACAATGGCTATAAAGCCATCGGGATAGACACCTCCCAGGCGATGATTAAAAAGGCAAAAGAAAATTATCCTGATATGGAATATCAAAATGTAGATGTATTATCCTCCATGGCGTTCCAGCAGAATACGTTTACACACATTATGTGTCTTTACTTTACCTTGTATTATATGAAGGATAAACGTATGTTTTTTAATAATTGTATGAACTGGTTGAAACCGGGCGGGTTTTTAGCGTTACATTTAGTTGACCGGAACAAGTTTGACCCGATTATTCCGGCGGGCAGTCCTTTTGGTATAGTTTCGCCCCAAGATTACGCGAAAAAACGTATAACCTCGTCAGTGGTTAATTTTGACCAATTTGAATACAAAGCAAATTTTAATTTAAAGGAAAAAGAAAATATTGCTGTGTTTAATGAAACCTTTAAAAAGAATAATGGCGGTGTAAGGCAAAATGAACATAATTTCTATATGGAAACGCAGAAAGAGATCTTAAGTATAGCCAAAGATGCCGGATTTATTTTAGATGTGAAAATAGATATGATGAAATGTCAATATGAAAATCAATTTATTTATATTTTACAGAAACCGAATTAAATATTTTAATTAATTTAATTAGTTAAAAATAGACATATTTCAACTCTATCAAGTATATTAACAATGTGGTTTATATATTTGATAGTATTTGTATTAATTATTTATATAAGTTTAATGGCCTATATAAAAATTAAAATGAAATTTTGGTACACTCAGCCAGTATTTCATATATATAATATTTCGTATTGGTTTAATCCACCTGGTCTTATACTTGACCGAGAGCCGGAAATAAACAAGTATACAAATATATTAGACATTAAAACCTATGGAATATCGGATATAAATGAGACGTTACTTGACCGTGCTTGTAATTTTATTAAAGCATATTATGTTCAATCACCTAACGCAAAATATATTCCTACTAAAAAGAACATAATTGAATATCTTAAATCTTCTAATAATGAATCTTATCTCTCTATTTATCAAACACCCAAATTATTATTTGAAAAGGATGAACCCTCTAGCGTATTAGATGATATTATATCGGTCATATCTGCCCGACCGCTGAATATAACTTTAAAGGGAAAATCTCCATTTACCTTGTATTATGTAGACAATTTATGTGTTCATCCCGATTATAGAAAGGATGGAATCGCGCCAAAAACAATTCAAACACATTATTATAATCTTAGAAAAAACAACCCGAAAATAAAAATCTGTTTATTTAAACGGGAGGGAGAATTAAATGCGATTGTCCCAATAACCACCTATAAAACGGTATGTTTTAATATAAGTATTTTAGAAAAAATGAATCCAGGTGTTCTTAATGTTATAGAAATTGGCCCAAACCAATTAACTTTATTTGTAAATTTTATCTATTCGCAGTCTAAAAATTTTGATTGTATTATTATGCCGGATTTATCTAATATGTTAAATATGATTAAAACAGAAAACATTTATATTTATGGAGTTCTACAAAATGGAAATATTACAGCGGCGTATGCGTTTAGACGACCTAGTCTGTTTTATGATAAGGAGGAAGCGATTGAATGTTTTTTTTCATTGTATGATAAAAGTCTTGATAAGCTTAATGCTTATATTACCGGCTTTAATATTTCTCTCAATAAGTGTAAAGAAAAATTAAAAACAAATATACTTTTAATAGAAGACATTGGACAATCAGGAAAACTTATAGAATATTTACGAAATAATTTATTAAATGTATTATTTAAAAGTCCGACGGCATTTTTTTTATATAATTATGCTTGTTATACCGTGCCGTGTAAGAATGTATTGATTTTTTATTAATATTTATATTTATCTAGTGTATTTCGCAGCGCGCGCAAAAGAATCCACAATAAAAATCATAAACACTCCTAAAAAGGAATATAATATGATTTCTTCCATCACATGTCCAGTTTTTACGTCTTGCTGTTCTTCTAGCAAATGAATCATGTAATTTAATTTTTCCAGCAATTGGTCTTTATTTCCACTATTTTGACTCATTTGGTTATAATAAGGGACATACTGTTTATAATAATCATTAGCATATGTACTGGGTAATGTATTAAATGCTTCTTTATTTACACTAGTATCATTTTCAGAATTTTCAGATATTCCTAAATTTTTATTATCAAGTAATTCGCTTGAATAATTATTTTGGGGTATTTTTGTTTGTTCGGCATGGGGGGGAGGGGTAAAATCCGCTATATCATTTTCTTCATCGCCAAAAGATTCATATATAGTTTTAATCATTTTCTGAACATGTGGGGGTGACCTATTTTTAATAGTCTTCCTGAAATTACGTTTTTTATCAATGTTATTATTATTCATACTATTATTCATAGCATTGTTCATACTATTGTTCATACTATTGTTTATAGGTTCATCATTATTTATTGGTGATGCATATAATGCTAAACTCATTCCTATATGAAAATCAGATATTATTATTTTTAGATACTACTCAAAATTATTTTATACTCAATATTATTTTATATAAATTATATAAAATAATATTCTACACCTTTAATAAGATGGTTGAATCATTAAACGGATATTTAAGCGGGGTTAATAATAGTAAATTAGTTATGGCGACATTGATGTTAACTTTAAATATTGGTTCAAAATACGTTGATTTTGGGTTTAGTAAAACACAAGAACAACTATTAAGAAATTCAGTAACACGCGAATTGATAATATTTGCGATTTCTTTTACGGCTACACGCGATATTTTATTATCAATTATTATTACGTCTTCTTTTTTTATAATATCTAATATTTTATTTCACGAAGAAAGTAAACATTGTATTATACCTGACCACATGAAACGAATTAAAGCATTAATAGATACTAATAATGATGGATACATTTCAACGCAAGAAGAAGAAAAAGCACTAGAAATATTAAAACGAGCAGATAAACAGAGAAAAAAAAATGTTCAAGGGGCATTTTTAAGTCATTTGGCTACTACTTCCACATTAATTTAATTTAATATATATAATAATTTATTTTATTACACTAATATAATATTATGATTGGTGTAATAACTTTTAAAATTAAAACAAAGGGAAAATATACAAAAGATGATAAGGAAGAAATAACATATACAAGCGAAGAGTCTGCTTCGCAAGGTAATATATTTATTACTCCTAGTATAAAATTCGCAAAACAACTTTCTTATGATAATGATGATTATAAATCTGCTCTTACTTCTTATGATAAGTTTAAACAATTTGTAAAAGAGTCTATAGAAAAAAACGGCGAGACGCAAATTGAAGATAAAGAAACTATAATAAGTAATTTAAATTTTAATATTAATTTCATTAAAAATATATTTTTCCCTAAAAAATCTACATTTAAAATAAAAGACTATAGATATCGTGTTAATAGCAGTAGTTATATTGACGGTCAATATGAAATTAATGATATAAAAAAATCAGTTCAGGGCATTGAAATAGATAAAAGTTATATTGCACATATAGAATTAACTTTAACCCCTATTCCAGTCATTTCAGGGTTACAATTTATAATTAAAACCACAAAATTTAAAGAATTAGAAAAAAAAGAAAAATATGATAGCATGCCCGATCCGGCGTTTATGTTTATTACGCCCAGTGTAAAGTTAACAATGAATGATTTACATTACTCTTACATTAACGGCGATTATAAAAAATTATTGACATCATATTCAGATTTTAATACGTTAGTTGATTATATCGCAACTAAACAGGAAATATTAGATAAAAGAGATCCAGACTATGAAAAGAAAAAAAAGGAAGTATTAAATAATAATATAAAACTTATAAAGAGTATTTTTTTTCCTGATAAATCCAAATATTCATATAGAAATCAGAATTTCTTTATTGCTAAAAGCAATTATATAGACAACGATTATGATGAGAAAACAAATGCTGAATATAAAACTACATTGAATTATAAGGCCTTATCTAGTAGTAATCAAACATTAGCTAGTAAAGTAAAGGTAATATATATTGGTAATTTAGAATTAACTTTCCTTGATATTCCTGCTGGTTCAGATCAACCAAGTCAGGCAGATTTTACCCGTTTATCTTGTAGTGAAAAAGCAAAGGAATTAGAAAATCAATTCATGTATTATTTTGATGTATCATTAAATTTATTTGAAAAACCAAAACAAAATATTGTTACAAAAAGTGAATATGATAAAGCAAGAGAAAAATTAGAAATAGAAAAGAAAAAAAAGAAAGAAGAGGAAGAAAAGAAAAAAGAGGATATAATCAGAAAAAATTTAGAAGAAAAAGAAAGGTTTTTATATTTAAAGAAGAGAGATGATGAACGTAAAAAAAAGGAGGAAGAAGAATTAAATAAAAAACAACAATCAGAATTAAAAGTAGGCGGGAAAAAAAAGACTAAAAAAATAGGATTTTATAAAAAAAATGTTAGCATAAAAAATATAAGCAGAAAGCGATAATATATAAAATAAAATAAAATTAAAATATTTATATACTAATAATTGTATCTTCAGAAGTAACCTGATGATTTTCATGCGCAACTTCAGAATTATTTTGAGGAATATTTGATATAATAGAATTTAATTCATCTTGTAAATTTGTGTCAAAATTTTCATAATTAATAAAACTCTTAATATTCCTTTCATCATGTTCGTCAATTGATGATGGAGTTTTTAGACCACTATTTTCATTACTATCATTTTCATTTAGACTATTTTTAATAATAGTTTTAGATAATTGGTTGGTATTACCTTTTTTAAGATGAATGTCTTCATTAACAATTCCTATCATCATTTTACCTTTTATTAATAATCTGCTAAAATATTTATTATGATGTTTATGGAAAACATTTAGATATTTACAAAATATATTTATTTTTTCATTTAATAACGTATTTGAATAACTTTGAAAATTAACTAAATTTTCAATATTAATACCTATTTCTGATGTCGTGTATACATTTATTAATTCAGATTTTTTATTTTTTAAATAATTAAATAAAAATTCAATCGTTTCTATAATATTTCTCTGTATATCAATAATTAAATCAAAATTATACGTTTTTAGGGGGTCTAAATCCTTATAAACAGGATAATTTTTTTTTTGATTTAATTTTTCTATCAAAACCTTATCTTTTAATTCTGTTGAGATATATGTATATATCATTTTATATAATTTATAATATTCACAATAAATTCTATTAGTTATTCCATTAAATATAGATTTCATATTATCATATTCTATTTCTATTAATTTATTTTGAAAATAAAAAGAGTCAATTCCAAACGTATAATCCACATTTTTATGAGAATTAATAAGTTCTATGTATATTTTATCAAGAGCGTTTAATTTATCTTTAACTTCTAAAAAAATATCATTTATATTTGAACGCAATTCTTTTATATAATTGAAATTTTTTTTAATATCTCCAACAATATTATTATTTTCCATATATATATATAATATGAATAAAAATACTACAAATGAAAATAATGAAACAGATAACATAAGTTCAACTGAAACTAATAAAAAAAAACAACCTTACGTAGAGTGGTCAGAAGACCACGAAAATATATTAGTAGAATGGGCCGATAAAGCATTGTGTTATAAATGGCTACACAATAAAGCACATGTTGCGTATTCTACAAAAAATACATGGTTTACCATACCTGTTATTATAATGAGCACACTTACCGGAACTGCTAACTTTGCGCAGGATAGAATACCTCCGGAATATCTAAATGCCGCTACAATGGGCATTGGAACAGTAAATTTAATAGCAGGAATATTAACCACAATACAACAATTTTTAAAAATAACAGAATTAAATGAATCGCATCGCGTTAGTTCAATCGCCTGGGGTAAATTTTATAGGAATGTTAAAATAGAAATTTCTAAATCACCCAGTGAACGTACTCCAGTGGTTCAATTATTAAAACACGCTAAAGAAGAATATGACCGTCTTGTTGAGACAAGTCCATCACTATCAGATAAAGTTGTAAAAGAATTTATAAAGACATTTTCAGGAGGAGAATTAACTATTAACGGTGAAGAATCGCAACTTAGTAAAAAACAATTGAACTTTAGAGAACTAAAAAAACCAGATATATGTGGTTCAATAGAACCAACAGTATATTCTCTTTATAAGCGAAAGGAAGAAGTTAAAGTATATCAAAATAATGGTCCGACAAAATTAGAGATAGAAAATAATAATAATAAAAATATAATTGAGGAGTTTATTGATAAATTTAATAATGAAAAAAAGAGATATCCAACAAAAGATGAAGTAATTGATAATTTAGATGGGTCTATTCATCATGATTTTATACATAATGTATACAATATTGCGATAAATAAAAATAATATTGTTATAGAGATTGATTCTGACAGCATGGTATAATGTACAATAAATCTTATTATATAAAAAATAAGATTTATAAAAATTTAAATATCTAAACTTACGGTATTTTTATCGCTTTTTTGTTTTCGCTTGGTTTTAAGGGGTTGTTTTATTTCAGGAATATCATTTAGTTCATGAACGCTTAGTGTATTATTTGTTTGTTGTGAGTTTTGATTTTGTGTCTGTTGCTGTATATTAATCGTCTTTGTCTTTAATCCTGATAACAGGTCACTAATGTCGCTGGGGCCTTTCATTTCCGGGCGTTTACTGCTCCTTTCGGCAGGTTCGGGTCCAACATTTCCAAACCGTTCTTGCATATTCACACCATCATCGCCTCGTCGGGATTGCGCAATATCGGGACGATTGCTGGGCGCGGTTGAGGCGCGTTGACTGCGCACATTTTGCGTCTGCATAGGGGCGGGCGGCGGTCCGCGAGAATTATTTACTTGCGCATTTCCATTAGAACCGGGTATAAAATTATTCATAAAACCACTAAAACCCGGATTTGTATTACTCATACTATTAACTGCTGCTTGGGTAAATTGGTTCATAAGATCCGGGTTTTGTCGCATAATGTCGTCCATACCTGGCATAGATGATTTAAACATCGTATTCGTCATATGCACCATAATAGCTGACCCTCCAAGTTGAAACAATAATTTCAATTCAGGCGCCATCTTGGCTTTTGATTTGTATTTTTCGTGGAGTTCGCTAAAAATCTCATCATATTCATTAATATTCTCATTAATCTGTTCCGACCAGCCATCTAATTTTACATCAAAAGGGTCAAAACGATTATTTAAAAACTCTAAACCAGTAACTGCTGCCATTAACATTCGCCCTTGAAATTTACAACTGTTTGATTTCTCCTTTTCAGCGATAATCATTTCATATTCGCCTTGCATTTCCTCTAAAGAAGATTCCATTGAATATTTCTTGGTTAGTTTCGCGCCCTTATGCTCAATGGCTTCTAATTTCCGCAAAACCTTAAACTTCTCCCGCAAGAGTTCTTCAGGTGACAATTTTGGTTTATCCGATAATTCTCTATCGGGGTTAATTGGAATATTGTTAAATTTGCCGAAACCATCCCATGTTTTATCCTCATTAAAAGATGATTTTGAGGTGGCAATTCCGATTTTTGACCCGCCGGTAATTGAACTTGCTCCTCCTAGATTAATTTTTTCATTTCCATAATCTTCCTCTTCATCCTCTTCATCCTCTTCTGTTTTATCAATCTTAAGTTTAAATCCACTGTTAAATATATCAGATTTTGCTTTTACCCTCGTATTCACTGGTTCATTTGACAGTTCATTTAAATCGTTTTCCAGTTCTGTTATATCATCTAAATCTATTTCAGAATTTCCCTTTCCTCCTTCATTTCTTTTTTTATCATTCATCAGCAATTCTATACCACCTCCAAAATTTACAGATGGTCTAGATGAATGTGAGTTATTATCCCTATTTAAATTTATCACAGGGAGTTCATCTAAAGTATCTATGTCAATAACTTCTGCCATTATTATGATAGAACAACAACATATAATTTTAAGTAATCCGCAATTATATATATTTAAATTTTAATTTATATAATTAAATTTTTAAATATAAAAACCAATTAAAATATTATTCACAATTTGTAAATGTTATTGTATCCCCGTCAGTTAAGCTCGTTGGAAACGTGCCAGTTATTTCAGTAACTGTTACAAAAAAATTAACATCAACAGAATTATTTACCGCACTAACTATTGCTGTAAAAGTAGGATCACTACTGAGAGTTACTTTCATACCCACAACAATATCGTTTACGTTAACGCCTGCTTTAGGAAAGAAAAATGTATTAGTCGCATCGTCACCCGCAATAAACAGACTGGTATCGTCGTGCGTCAGGGTAACCGTTTTACACGCGGGGGCAGCGGGGGCAGCGGGGGCAGCGGGGGCAGCGGGGGCATCGGGTAAACCGCCATATGCGTTTATCAGAGTAAACCGCATTAAATTTGCCGGTCTGCCTACACTTGGAGGCAGACCTTGCTTACTATTTCCTCCTCCTTGAGGACGATTAGTACTTCTAGTTGAACCGATTCCTTGAATTCTAGGCATTATATATTATATAAATATAATATCATTCAATAATTAATTAATTAATTAATATTCAATTCATATTTATTTTGTAAAAACCAAATTCCTTGTAGAAAAGAATCTGCTAAATCATCCTTCTTTTTATGCGCAATAAAAAAAGTAATCCAATCTTTCATATCTCCAATTATATTTTTTGTTATCTCTATACCTAATTTCTTTCTATCTTTATATTCATTTTTATTTTGGTCTCCTTTGGTGTGGTCGGTTTTATTTTGTGATTCAGTAAATGCTTTTAATTTATTCATAGAAGAAACACAAGTTACTGCCGGAATCCCACACATAATAAAATATTGCGCAATCATGCCTTGTATCATTTTCATTCTATTTGCTATAGGACCAATTTGATTCTCAATAATAACTTGGTCAATATTTACGAGTGGAATTATTTTATCAAACTCCTTTTTGAGAGATATTCCTATAGTAACTAAATCCAAACTATTTGCGGATGTTTTATTTGTTTTTTCCATCATATTTATATTAAAAAAATCAATTACTGTTTTTAAAATTATATTTTTTTTATCATTTTCATTTATTGTAATTTTATATTCAGTTGCGAGAGAAATAAGGGATTCTATTTTCATTTTTTTAATAGCAGAGGAAGAATTATCTTTCGTCGGTATAATAAATCTGGCTTTTTTTGCGTGCGTTAAACAATAATTTAATTCATTTTTTGTATAGGATGCTTTTTTTTTACATTCTAAGCAATTCGGTTCATCGCCACATAAATTAATAGAGTCCCATTTGATAATTTTATAATCGCCTGGATTAGCATTAGCATTAGCATCTGTATTTTTCTCAAGAATACAATATGCTAAATTTTTAATACCCACATCTATGCTTATCAGTTGCATTATATTAAATATTATAATTATGTTTAATATTTAATATTTAATATAATATTTTTTACTTTTTTCCTTGCATTATAAGTTGCTCTTGTGTAATTACGGGCGTAACCATACGCTCTTGTAATTGTTGTCTAGTTAAATAAGTATTTTTTAAATCACTATTTTCATAACCAAACGGCTGCGAATTCTCTAAATAAGAATTATATAAAAATGGACTACCGTTTAGTTTTTCTTCACCGCCATAATTAACTACACCACCACTAGATTGTTCGCATGCGCCTAATTGATTATATTTTATAATCTGGTCAGCATTTTCCATTAAATATTTACGGTATTGCCAATTTGATTTAATGCCGGATTCTTGTCTAATTTTTTCATTAACAACCGCCCCTGGTTGCCAAGAGGCAAAATTTCTACCATCCGCCATTATCGGAGGAAAATTAAAATGTATATTATTAGAACCAGTATAACAAGTGCCCCAACTCATTTATTATACATTAAGAAGAAAATATTATTTATTTATTATTTATTATTTATTTTCGTTTATTTATGTTCAGTCAATAATGTTATTAAATCCGATTTTTTTAGTTTTTTAACAGATTCTATTGTTCCTAATCCGCTTAAAATAACTTTCTCTCTTAAGTCGTCTATTTTCATTTTATTAATATTTGACGTCTTCTCTTTATCTTCAGTTTTAACTATTTTCTTAATAAAATCATTAGATTCAGCATCTACATCTACATGTGTGTCTAAAGAAACTTCTACTACAATTTTTTCTACGGCAGTTTCTTCTACCACAATTTCTTCTACATTTACTACAGGTTCTTGTTTATGTTCTACAATAACCTCCGAAAGATTTATTTTTTTTAATTCTTGCTTACTACTAATAGCATTTACGCTTTCATCGTCGCTAATGCTTTCATCGTCGCTAATGCTTTCATCGTCTGAATCATCATCGTCATCATCTGTTTCATCACGAAGATTCGCAAAATCAGTTATTTCTTCTAAATCCGTTAACTCTATAATTTTATTATTGCTCGTAAAATCATTTAATGGCCCAGCAAGTATATCAACAATTTTTATATCCTTAATAGTTGAATTCAATACTTTAATTTTATCTGTTTCACTGTCATCTTCTGAATCTGAATCAGAATCAGAATCACTTGCGCTGTCGTCGTCTGTTTCATCATCATCTGATACTTCTATCTTGCTATTTTCAAGATTTTTAACAGCATCGCGTGCTTCTGGTGAAGATACATCTACTCTATTATCACTTAATCCTCCTTTACGTATTTCATTTTGAACATTTGTAATAAATGAAGTAAGTACTTGATTTTGTTTCATTAATGCGACTTCCACATTTTTTACACGCATATGGCAGTAATAAGTAACGGCCCCACACATAATAATTGTAATTCCTACAGATATAAGTAATCCTTTTCCTTCAAGTCCAAGTAACTTCATTATTAAAAAAATAGAATATATTTTAAATTGTTATTAAACGTATATATTAATTATATTATCAGTTCCTTTATATTATTAGTTCCTTTATTATAGTTGTTGTTCTCTCTATAATCTCTTTTGGATAGTCTAAATCTTTCAATACCTTAACACCGCCCTTTATGTGCGAGATTCCATGTTGTAATTTATATGTATACTTAAAATCATTATTCGCATCAGTGTCGTTTGTTATAATTTTCATATTATAATTTTCTACATTTTCTATGGTTTCTTCTGACACCTCAAGTCTTTTACATAAATCCAAATAATGTGTCGTTAAAATAAATTTCACATTTTTATGTTTATTTAAATAGGTTAAGAAGGCGTAGGCGCTGCCAATTGCTTCATACGGGTTAGTGCCGGAATAAAGTTCATCAAAAACACAAAAATGTCTTATTTTATTGTTATTTTCGGCTATTTGCGTTAATATATTTTTACAACGTCTTGCCTCTGCTTGAAAAAGACTATCTCTGGCCGAGGTGTCTGGTATATTAATATAACAATGAATTATATCATATGGATTTAATTTAGCGGATTTATAAAACCCACAGCCCACTTGTTGCGATAAGATGAGATTGAAAATTGTGGTTTTCAAGAGGGTTGTTTTGCCTGCCGCATTTGGGCCAGTAATTAATAAATGTTTATCTAAAGTATAATCATTCTTAACGGGATTGTTATTCACTAACGTAGGAAAAAATGCCCCGGTGAATTTTGTGCTCTTTTTACTTAACTTACAGGCTGATATATTCTTGAATTTGATATTTTTACACAACCCGTTTAGATTACTAATGTATCCACTAAACCCAAAGGCATATTCAAGTGATTCATGATAACTCTTATTTTTATAGAGTTGATAAAAACATTTCATAATGTGTCCTATTTGAGTAAATTTTTTGAAGGAAACCTTGTTTGGGGTAATAATGCTAAATTCGTCATACATATGTTGAAGGACAATTGAATATTTATCCATTTCCGCAATAAATGGATTATACGTTGGTAATTTTTTACAATGTTCTTTGAATTCACACATCTCCTCTAGTGTTGTTTTTAGATAATCCCTTGTAATAAATAATTGCTCGTGTATTTTTTTCATATTCTTATAAAAATTAATACATGATATTATATTTTGATAAATTTGTAATATATAAAAAGCAAATGAGACGACAACATATATAATTTTATCCACACTCGCATTTGCTATATTAAATAGTTGCCCAATATGATGATTTTTGAAGATTTGTTTTAGTAGTTCAATATATTTTCCTGTTGTTAGCGGGATACCTTGAAGTTTTAATATAAAAAAGGGTAGAATTATAAACATTATCGGCATCATTAAAGAAAGCGCAGGCGAAGACATATTGTAGATACTTAGAATCTGAAGAAATTGTGCGTTATTATTAAACTTTTCAAAAAACGACCAATCTAGGTAATGATATTTTTCAACAAAGCCAGTTTCAGATTTTATCTCATTCCAAACAGTTTCTACATTACTATGTTGATGTGATTGGTTGCTTTCTAAATTGTCTGCGTTGCTTGTCTCTCCATCTTTTTTTAATATTTTTTTGATTAATTTTTGAGAATCTTTAAGAAAAATCTTATCTGTTGTGTAATATTTATTCCAGAGAGGAATTGTTTTTTCGGCAAATACTGTTTCGGGCATAAATACATAATCATAGAGTGATGTGGTCGTTTCAGTTTTTTTTAATTCTAAATCTGTTATAACGTGTGCTTCTAATTCGCGTTTATTTTCCAGGAAACTTATTGGAAGATTAAAAATAGATTTTTTTATAGGGTCGTCTTCTATCATTGTAAAAAATATATAATATATTTGATGGTTCTAAACATATATATTATATATTATATATTATAAATTATATTTTATGTTATTGAAATAACATGTTCATACTACCCTTTTTCCCTCTCGGAAACCCATTGTCTCCAGGTTTCCAGGTAGATTGAGGCCATTTTGTGCCACCGGCTAGGTATGTGCGTTGAGGACTCTGATAATTCACCAAAGGAACCGCCGGATCATAACATAAGACAGAATTTCCTGGAACGTTGCTAGAGGATGATGGTTCACATTTTATATAGGTTTTATTACCTAAAATACGTGTAGTTATTATTGACCCTGGAATAAACCCCGCAGGAAAAGGAGAACCTGTTATAGCGGTGAGCGCGCCCGTCGTTGTGTTAATTGTATAAGCTGATACATTATCACCACTACCATAATTCGCGACATAAACAAATTTTCCGGTCGGGTCAACTGTTACTGAAATAGGGTTTGATCCTGCTGTAAAAGGTGAACCTATTATAGCGTTAAGCGCGCCCGTCGTTGAGTTAATCGTATAAGCTGATACATTATTACTGCCATAATTCGCGACATAAACAAATTTTCCGGTCGGGTCAACTATTACTGAACTAGGGTTTGATCCTGTTGTAATATGTGAACTTATAGCGTTAAGCGCGCCCGTCGTTGAGTTAATCGTATAAGCTGATACATTAGTACTGCCATAATTCGCGACATAAACAAATTTTCCGGTCGGGTCAACTATTACTGAACTAGGGTTTGATCCTGCTGTAAAAGGTGAGCCTTCTATTTGGGTGAGCGCACCCGTCGTTGAGTTAATCGTATAAGCTGATACATTAACACTACCAAGATTCGCGACATAAACAAATTTTCCGGTCGGGTCAACTGTTACTGAAATAGGGTTTGTTCCTGCTGTAAAAGGTGAGCCTTCTATTTGGGTGAGCGCACCCGTCGTTGAGTTAATCGTATAAGCCGACACAGTACCACCATATCCATTCGCCACATAAGCAAATTTTCCGGTCGGGTCAACTATTATTGAACTAGGGGCTGTTCCTGTTGTAATATGTGAACTTATAGCGGTAAGCGCACCCGTCGCCGAGTCAATCGTATAAGCCGACACAATACCACCATCACGATTCGTGACATAAACAAATTTTCCGGTCGGGTCAACTGTTACTGAATCAGGGGTTGTTCCTGTTGTAATATATGAACCTATTATAGCGGTAAGCGCGCCCGTCGTTGGGTTAATTGTATAAGCTGATACAGTATCACTACCAAGATTCGTAACATAAGCAAAATATTTATACTCTGTATCATTATTCGGGCACAAAATCAACGTATTACCTACCTGCGGGAGATTAAAGACATTCGGATTAGACCCTAAATTGTTCTGAGTTGCCCACACTTTTTTGCCCAATGGACCATTGCCATTCACATTTCTAGAAAATTGTTGTTTTTTTGTTAAGGGGTTTTTATTGCCTTTATATTTAAGAATCTCGGCTTTCCGTCGCATCGCAAGTTGTTCATAGTCATAATCTACGCAAGCTAATGTTGCGCGTGACCATAAATTCGGTGGATTGGGTGGAGTATGAGAGCAAGATGTAAATGGTGCTTGAAAACTAATTATTTTTACATTTAAAATTGGATAATTACTTGTAAAATAATTATTTAAATAATTATAATCTTGAACACTCCCATTATAATATACTGTATTTAAAATTGGATCTCCAGAAAATATATTCGTCGCAAATCCTCCTGAAGTAATTACATTTGTTAAATCTAAAAATGTTATATGTGTTAAACTTGTACAATCCGCAAATGCTTCTTCATCTATAATTAATATACTTGCTGGAATAATAATACTTTCAAGATTTGGACAATAAAAAAAAGCATATTTATTAATGTATTGTATATTAGACGGCGAATCAAAATAAACATTTTCTAAATTTATCAAATTGGTAAAAGCATAATCTTCTATTGTAGTAACACTTGTTGGAATTGTGACGGTCACAATAATGCTCGGACTAATTAAATCAAAAAAGTTTCCTTCTATTGTTATAACATTATAAGGAGTTAAACCATCATATGCAATATTTGGAATTATTATATTTGTATAAGATAACCCATTATTTACTGATTTAATTGTACATTCTGTGGGATTTATAATAATATATTCTACACCATTCGCATCTATAAAAGACATGGTTAATATATTATTATATATTATTATATCTCGGCATTATTCCCTAAAAACCAACGCATAGATAAATAACGTGGTTTTCCTTTACTCATATCACTGCTCAATAATTTCATATTCGGACCTTTATCCACAATGCTCTGAATTTGATTAGTGCCAATTGCGTTTGAAAAATATTGCAATAATGACGTTTTCCCAGAAAACCCTCCATTCATAGAGACAAACACTTCCCCATAATTCTGTTTAGGTACACTTTCTAAAATGTGTCTTTTCGTCAGAGTGCCGTTAATATACACATCTAATTGGCGTTGGTTGCTGACGCGAATAATGACATTAACCCATTTATTCAACGGCAAATCTTGAATCATGACCTCTTCATTAATCTTATTGAAGGTGTTCATGACTACCATTAAATTATTTGTCTTGGGTGTAATATAAAGCCCTGGCCCGTTATTCGGGTAAGCCCGTCCATCCGTATTAACTGAATCATCGCCCTTATGAAACACATGCTTATACTCATCTTGTTTATATGAAAAATCATCCACAAAAATCCAAACTGACCAAGTAAATTCTAGACCACCATTATCATTGACTGACCGCATAATGGGCATAGAACCTTTCATTGTCGGGTCCTGGGGAAAAACCAGCATCTGTTTTGCTTCCACCATACCATTAATCAATATAGGATTCGGAGCAGGCGAAAATAACCACGACATAAAAGAAACACCTAATCGCATTAGAAACATAAACACAATCAGAATAAGAATTAAAAAAGCGAACTTGGCGACAATGCTATTTGAATATAAAAAATCACGACCACCTTCTAGATATTTTGTTGAAGAGAACGGTTGAATAAATCCACCAGGTCCTTCTGATACTTTTCCAAACATATCACTCATAATATATATATATAATACAAGAAAATTATCATAATATGACTATAACATATTATGATAATTATCATAATAACATATTATGATAGTTATTATTAACTAAATTATTTTATAATTCAAAACTACCTTTTTCCTTGTTATCTGCCAAGAAGGCAACCTTAATTCTAAATTTATTAAACAAATTACCTAAAATACTTCCACCAAACCCGTCTTTATAAATATTGTAGGCATCCTGTGGATTTGTTGAGTCATTCCAATATTGAAAGTTCGTGGTAAATCCACTAAATCCTCCATTTGGCGTTACAACGATATTCGCTTTTTGATTTATCTTTGCTACACCCGGCAGAACGCAAGTTCTTACTAATTTACCGTCAATGTAAACATCTAGTGTTCGGCCATATAAACTTATGATCAAATTAACCCAGCGTTGTAAAGGAAAATTTTGAACATTGCAGGTATGAATAATAGAGTTATTAGATTTATCATTTGAATAACATGCGACCGAAATCGTAATATCGTTTTCCATTGCGCCAAAAACAATAGATGGGCTGGGATTTTTATCTTCATCCATTCTTCCTAAAAGAACCTTCGGCTCGCCAAATCGGTAATTCCAATCATTCACAAAAAACCAAGTTGAATAGGTATAGTTGCTAGAGTTGGAGCTGGTGGGTAAAGTTGACGCCAATATTTTTTGTCTTTCGGTTCCATTAAACATCTTTGTTAATGTAGTGGATTTTGTAAAAAAATAATTCAATATAATATATAATATCAATAAAATTACTAAACAAACTAAAACAACATTCATTAATTCCATTCTATATATATTATAGTATTAGAAATTATACTATTAGAAATTATACTATTAGAAATTATACTATAATATATTGATAAATATATAACTACATATATTTATCAACTCTAAACATTGAATATTAATTTATACATTAGGTATATTCTTATCTCTCAACATTTTATAGGTTAATTTTATATCTTTCTTTGAGAGAATATGATTGTAATATTTAACATTACACAATCCGCCTTGTATTCCATTCATTTCGCCAACTGATACATTTTCATAACTCATATATGGCGCAATGCCTGGCTTTGACCCGACTAATTCTCCATTTAAAAATACATCCATATCTCCACCGTCATAATTAATAACAATATTATTCCATTTTTGATATAAAATATTTTTGGTTTCAAAAATTTCTACTTCATTTAATTTCTCTCCATTCTTATCATCTAAAGTAGTTATTACTCTTAAACTATTTTTTTCGCCGTGATATTGGACATTCGGTTTATTGCCGTAATTTAATATAGAAGTATATTTTGTATAAGCACTGCTAGTATTTGGGGGTTGCGAATTTATATTAAACCATGCCGACAATGAATAATGGTATAAAAATTTACTATCTTTTTTCTCCTCTAGATTTTTTTTATGGAGATTTTCAAAACTACCAATATCATGCCTTTTATTTAAATAAACCGGGCCATCTAACAATTTACTGCCGTCTTTATCAAAATAATATTTAAATAGGACTGGTAAAATAACCCACAAAAGAATTAAGATAATTTCTATTATCAGTAATATCCAAACGGGTTTTCCTGTTATTTTGTATTCGTATTTAATGTATTCCGCAAGGCGTATTAATAAACATGGTATAAATAGAATAAAATTTTTAACGAATGATACAAATCCACTTTGAGGAAATAATTTATCTATTGATTTTTTTAATACAATATATATTACAGCAATTACAGATATTACTAATAATAATATTAGTCCATTACTAATTATACTACCTATAATAGATAAATTGCTAAATATCCAAACGATTGATATAGTTAAAAGAACAAAAATTATAAAAAACAATAAAGTTGCCATTGTTCTCTTAAGAAAACTATTTTCTGTAGGAGTTTCTATATCTAGTGATAAAATATTAACTTTATTTATTAATTTTTCTTTTAAAAACATAAACAATATAACATATAGAAACCCTACAATTAATACAATAAATTGCGTTAATGATTGATAATCATTTGGTTTAGTTGGGTCATAATACGGATTATATTTATAGACAATAACCAAAAAAATAATAAATTGTATTAGCATTATTAGTCCAATAAATAACGGATTTGAATATATATCCATTTCAATTTTTTTTAATTTTTCGTTTAAAGAACTCATACTACTTATGTTATTATACTATATTAATATAAGTATTTTTCAAATACCTATGATATTATAAATTTTCAAATGCTGTTTTTTTACCATGACAATCTCTACATAAAGCGACTAAATTATCTACATGGTTGCTTCCTCCCTGGTCCAGTCTAGTTTTATGATCTACTTCAAACCACGCTGGTAGTTGTTTTTTACAAGCTCCGCAATTCCATCCTTGTTGGGCGGCAACAAACTTTTTCTTTGTTTCACTTACACTTCGCTTTGTATTCACTTGTCCTGTGCCCGTGCCTGCGTTTGTACCAGAATTCATCATTCTCTTTTGTTGATGTGTCATGATGTCACCACTACCACCGCCATTATAAGAATCATTTGAAAACATACTAGATTTCGTCATATCCAGTAAAGGCGATAATAAATCAGTAGCGTCTTTATCAATTGGCATATATTTTATAATCCCATTCGCATGAGTAAATAAACTTCTAGAATGGCCTGGATATTTTTTCATGAAAAGATAAGCAGATAGTCCTACAAATCCTATTCCAGCCATTTGATAATATTTTTTCCACGATTTTATTATATGAACATATTTTCCGTCATGATATACATTTGCTATAAAGAATGCTGTTATTCCAAATATTAATAATTCAAATTTCATATTATAATATTATATTATTATATTAATATAATATTATATTAATTCATATTATTATAATAATTTTTATGGTTTAATTTCTCGTAATTCAGCAATAACTTTATCTACAGGAATAGGCAAAATCGCATATTTCGGATTATAACAATAATTAACAATAATATTAGAAACAGTTTTAATAAATTCTTTCTTATATTTTTTTGCCCCATTTGTTTCTTTTTCGTATATAATAATTTGTATATAACTCATAATAAATCCCCATATATCTACGTTTCGTAAATATACTTCGGTACAATATTTTTTTAATTGAAATATTCCATTTGAATCGGTATAATTCATTAATGCCGTGGCAATGTATGTACAAATTAGTTCTGTCGCAAAGTTTGTAGAATCGGTCTGATTTAAATTATCATCTAGATTATAAAGAACAATAATGTAATATAGTATAACCATATAATGTCCTTCGCCTCTATCTTTCATAGCCTTATCCATAATATTTTTAACTATTGTTTTCATTGTTAAGAGAGAAATTGATTTAATATTAATTTTTGTTATATTTTTTATATTTATTTTTGTAAGTTCTTCTTGTAACCAATTATTAATATTTAAATTAAATAATATATTTGTAAATGGTATATTAAATTGAAATTCTTGAATAAATTTTGACGGAGCTATGTTATTTTCATTTAACTTCTGTGATACACCCCAATCAATCAGTCGCGCATACTTTATATCATCAGAAACAAGAATATTTCCGCCTTTAACATCCAAATGATAAAAACCCGTTTGATTTAACGGAATAATACCATTTTCTAAAAGTCTTATAAGTATACTATTTACCGCATTAAATATTTTTTTCTTTTTCCTTGCGGGAATATCCATGAGACTTTTCCAAAATTCATTTAAATCTATACCTCCATAAGGCATATTAATTATTTTAAAGTATTTTAGATTATTATTAATAATATTTTTATCGTAACCAGTATATTTTACTATATCATTACACACTGTATCAAATTCATTTAAATCTTCATTTGATAATTTTTCAGGTCTACACATTTTTATATCATTTACTAAAAAATAATCATTATTATTTGGTATGTCTTTAATGTGTGACTGTACTTCCAATATAGTATCAAATTCTATTTTTGAAGAAGTATCATCCATTAATTTTGATATACCATTTTCAAGTTCAGCAGATTTATTTTTATCACATTTTAGTGGCGGTTTAAAAACGCATCCATATGAACCTGATTTAATTGGTCTTCCACCCTTTATTCTTTTATGTGTTCTCCTTCTGAGACTTCTTATTTTTTTATATTTTTTTGTTTTGGTTACCATTATAAATAAATGATATTAAATTTATTTATTATAAAGATATGTAACAGCAATAATAATAAATATAATAATTCCTAAAAAGACGAATTTCTCTCTTCGTTTTCTTTGCTCTTCGTCTTTTACAGCCTTTGGTTTATAATGTTCATAATAAGCAATCATTGCTTCATCCATAGTCATTTCTGGTAATTCTATAGATACATTTATTTTATTGTGGATAAAATGCATCCACTTTATAAATGATGGGCGGGAATCTAGATAAGGTGTTACTGGATAATCATCTAAAATTTTACTAAATGTATTTCCTATTTCTGGGATAGGCAGGAATAACGGTATATTTTGTATGAAATCATAATATTTTTTCTTAGTAACTTCATTTGGATTTAATGGATAAGTTAAGGCGATTGTATGTAAAACAAACCAATAGAACGGCCCCCATACTTTTGGTTCTAAAGCCATTTTAAATAAATGATATAAAAAGATTTGTTAAAGAACAACTAATAAGGCGAATGTCTGAGTATAATCAAAATTGTAGCAATTGTGGAAAAAATGGGCATTTATTTCAACAATGTAAATATCCAATCACAAGTATAGGTATTATTGGTTTTCGTAAAGTAAATGAAGAATTTGAATATTTAATGATTCGGCGAAAAGATACTATAGGATATATAGAATTTATAAGAGGAAAATATCCTCTAAATAATAAATTATATATAAAAAATATAGTATCTGAAATGACAAACGATGAGAAATATAGAGTGTTAAATAAAGATTTTGATATTTTATGGAATGAAATGTGGGGAGATAATCCTGGAATACAATTCAGAGGAGAAGAAAAATCGGCCAAGGAAAAATTTGAACTATTAAAAATAGGATTTAATAATTTTAAAGGCGATTATAATTTACAATCTATCATTAATGAAATAGATAGTAATTGGATAGAACCCGAATGGGGATTTCCTAAAGGTAGACATAATTATCAAGAGAAAGATTTACTTTGTGCATTTAGAGAATTTGAAGAAGAAACTGGATACAGTAGAACAGCATTAAAAATAATTCAAAATATATATCCATTTGAAGAAATATTTACTGGATCTAATTATAAATCATACAAGCATAAATATTTTTTAGCAAATATAGATAAATCTACTGAACTTTCTGGAGTGTACAGTAAAACAGAAGTAAGCAAGATTGAATGGAAAAAATTTGATGATGCAATAAAGTGTATTCGTCCATATAATTTAGAAAAACTAGATTTAATAACAGTTGTTCATAAACTATTAACAACTAATAAATTATACACTTAATTATATAATTATATAATAAATTATATACTTAATAAATTATACACTTAATAAATTATATCATAATATAGTAATATAGTAATGAGTTCTGATAAAAAATGTAAGGAAGGAAAAGAGATAAATCCATTTACAGGAAATTGTTATCCAAAATGCGTTGATGGCACTATAAGATTTATAGATATTGAAAATAAGAAATTTTCATGTAAAACACCAGTAAATCTTGAAAAGGAAGTGTTTGACCTTGAAATGGCTGAATTAGAGTTAATTAAAAGAGGACTAATGAAAGAAAAAACTGCGAGTGCTAGTGCTCCTAAGCCAGGGCCTGCTCCGCCTGTGCCTGGACAAACCGTTGATAAAAATATAAGAGATTGTCCACCAAAATGTTCAAAGGGTTATTCATGTGATAAAAAAACTGGTAAATGTAAATCAACAGCACCTTCGCCTAAGCCTGCTCCTGCTCCTGCTGATGCTCTGCCTGCCCCCGTGCCGGCTCCTGCTCCTCTTCCTCCTGCTCCTGCTCCGGTAGAAGAGAAAGAGGAAGAAGAATCTAATGAAATAACCTTATTTGGTGATAAGTCATATAAAAAAACCAATGAAAAAAATAAAATTATGGAATTAAAAGAAAGATCTCAGCTGTCAGCAGAAGACAACCTATATGATAATTATTTATATCCAAATTTAAATGATCCCAATTTCAATCTTAAAATAGCAGAAAAAAAGGAATTTAATGATACACAATATGATGGGAAACTAACAGATGTAGAAAAACAGGCAGAAATTTTATGTAATGCAGACTATGAATTAGCTCCTCATCAATTATTTGTGCGTAATTTTCTCTCTTTTCAAACACCTTACAACAGTTTATTATTATATCATGGTCTAGGCACAGGTAAAACGTGTTCAGCAATAAGCGTTTCAGAAGAAATGCGCGATTATCTCACTCAGATGGGTATTACTAGTAAAATAATAGTTGTCGCATCGCCAAATGTCCAAGATAATTTTAAATTACAATTGTTTGATGAACAAAAACTTCAACTCGTAGATGGGTTGTGGAATATTCGGGCTTGTACAGGAAATAAATTTTTAAAAGAAATTAATCCTATGAATATGAAAGGACTTATAAAGGAAAATGTAATTATTCAAATTAAGAGCATAATTCATAAATATTATGAATTTTTTGGTTATACCGAATTCGCAAATTATATAATTAAAATATCAGAACTAGATAGTTCTATCGTAAAAACCAATAAAGAACGCGATGCTTATGTTAGAAGAAAATTACAAAAACATTTTAATAATAGATTAGTGATAATCGATGAAGTTCATAACATAAGAATATCTGACGATAATAAAAATAAAAGAACGGCCTTGGAATTATTTAAACTTGTTCAAAATGTTAATAATTTGCGACTCTTACTATTATCGGCCACACCAATGTATAATAGCTATAAGGAAATCATCTGGTTAATAAATCTCATGAATTTAAATGATGGGCGACCAACAATAGATGTAAAAGATGTGTTTAATAATGACGGAACTTTTAAAACAGATAAAGAAGGTAATCCTATTGGAAAAGATTTACTAGAGAGAAAAGCGACGGGTTATATATCCTTTGTTCGAGGTGAAAATCCCTATACTTTTCCTTATAGAATTTGGCCAATTGAATTTGCCAAAGATAACACATTTAAAACAAATGAAATGGGACCAAATACGAGCGAAGCGGGTATGGGCTCTTATATTGGTTACCCACGCACACAACTCAATAATAAACCCGTTATACAGCCAATTGAATTTCTCTCATTATATCTAACAACTGTCGGTGACTATCAAAGCAAGGGTTATAATTATATCATGAATAAATTAAAAAAGAACTTTGTTAGTTCTACAAAAATTCCAACATTTGAAAATATGGAAACGTTTGGCTTTACTTTATTACAAAAACCATTAGAAGCCTTAAATATTGTCTATCCTGATGAACGGTTGGACGCCTTAAATGTTGATTTATCGAATATGGATGAAATTAAAATAGATACAAATCAGATTGTCGGAGAAGCCGGTTTATTTAGGATTATGGATTATGAATGCTCGCCTTCGCCTTGTCGAACAGGGGAAGAAGGAAAAAATCAAAAACGCTTTAATTTTAAATATAAAAATGAAGAAAAATATGGGCGGATATTTTCACCAAATGAGATAAAAAAATATAGTAGTAAAATTTCAAGTGTATGTGAACAAATTATGAAATCTAAAGGTGTCGTTTTAGTCTATGCGCGTTATATTTCCGGTGGTATTTTACCTATTGCGCTTGCCTTGGAAGAATTAGGTTTTACACGGGCTAGAGACGGAAAGTCCTTATTTGAAAAAGCGCCAACTGAACCGATTGATGCAATTACCCTTGAACCGAAAAGTAAATATAGCTTAGCCAAACCGTTTCAAGGCGCGAAATATACAATGATAACAGGAGACAAGGGGTTTACGCCTGATAGTGTAGCCGACATAAAAATGTTAACCATGGATGATAATGCTGACGGCAGTAAAATAAAAGTGGTATTAATTTCACAAGCCGGGTCAGAGGGAGTAGATCTTAAATTTATTCGGCAAGTCCATATCATAGACCCCTGGTATAATATGAATAGAATTGAACAAATTATAGGCAGAGCCGTAAGAAATTGTAGTCATAAAAAACTACCATTTTCGCAAAGAAATGTGGAAATATATTTATATGGAACGCTTTTAAAAAATAATGAAGAAGAATCCGCCGATTTATATGTGTATCGATTAGCGGAATTAAAAGCGGTTCAGATTGGTAATATAAGCAGAGTATTAAAAAGTATAGCTGTCGATTGTATCCTAAATTATGAACAAACCGGATTCACTATTACAAATATGAAACAAACCGTAAGACAGGAGCTTTCAAGTGGTTTAATAATGGAAGAATACCAAATAGGCGATAAAGAATTTTCATCCACGTGTGATTATATGAAAAAGTGTGAGTATTACTGTAATCCAGCACCAGAAACAGAAATTACCTCAGAAACTGCTAAATTAGACACATATAATGAAACATTTATAGTTAAAAATACAGATAAGGTTATTAATAAAATTAAAATGTTAATGAAAGATAGATTTTTTTATAGAAAGGCTGATTTAATAACTAGAATAAATTTAATAAAGAGTCATCCTCTTTCAGAAATAGATGCTGCTCTTACACAGTTAGTTGATGATAAATATGAATTTCTAACGGATAAATATGGTCGCCTAGGGAATCTGGTAAATGTGGATGATTTATATTTGTTTCAACCCACCGAACTAAACAATACTCATATATCTGTTTATGAGAGGGAAAATCCAATAGATTATAAAAGAGATTCTATAAAGGTAATTCAGTCAAATGTAGTGGGGCCAAAAGAATCAGCAAAAGAAGCCTCAAGCGTAACAGCAAAAGACACTGATGAAATTGATAATAGTGAAACCGTAAAAATATTAGATGATATTAAACAAAAATATAATACCGCAAAAGAACTTCAAACAATAGATAGAGGAGATGATGATTGGTATAAATTTTGTAGTATAGTTATAAATGATATGAAAGAGGATGATACTGATATAGAAATTTTATTAGAATTTTTAATCTCTCATATAATGGAGGAACAACCTTACGGTAATATGGTAAAAATATTAAATTATTATTCTGTCTTAAATAAGGAAGACCCGATTGAAAGTCAAATTATACAATATATAGATAGAAACACACTAAAGGATAAAAACACTTCCGGTATAATATTACAAGACGACGGTAAGAGAAAGATTTTAATTAGAAATAAAGATAATGGTCTATGGATAGACGCAAAGGGTGAAGATATAGAAGATTTAAAGGGTAAACTCGCGTTAATGCTGTCTAACTTAAAACCAGCAAAGGAAAAATTAAATAATATAATTGGGTTTATTACGACGTTTAAGAAAGATTATATGACGTTCAAAGTAAAAGATTTCTCAATTAAAAGAACAAAGGGCGCCAGATGTGACCAATCTACAAAGAGAGATGCGGTTAAAACATTAAATGAAATATTAGGACAAGAAAAATATGATTCTAAATCAGAAATAAGCCAAAAACAAATTTGTTGTATACAGGAATTTATACTACGCATTTATGATAGAAACAACAAAAATAATAAAAGATGGTTTTTAACGCCGGCAGAATCAGTTTTAATTGATATTGAAGGTTTAAAATTTTAAATAGAAATTTATATAAAAACTATTTTTTTTACACCTTTGGATATTTAAAATGCGGATTTATTTAATAAAATAATTCAACAATCTCCACCATTTTTTCATTAGGATTGTCTATCCAATATTGTATTTGTTGATTTAATTTATTTATTCGTTCTTCCCATTCATCTGTTTTTCTTTTTTCAATACACATTATTCCTAATTTATTTAATTTCCAACAAGATTTTATTAATTCACCTGCTTGATTTGTATAAGCATCCGGATTGAAACGAATAAACACGATTGGGCGATGGTCTACATCTTGTGACAATTCCATTAAGCGCTTGTGTTCGCAACTGCAATCATACTCTGCGTGTTTATGCTCGTCAACTTCAACTATAATAATATGAAAACCCATATCTAATAATAAATCGGGACGGCGTCGTGAACAGCCATCTTTCACTTTTTTATCCGCGACCCAAGTAAATTGTGGAAACAATTCCATAATTTTATCTACTACATTTTTTTCCTTGGTTTTATAATTAACCGATACGGGTTTATTGGGAAACAAATTAATATAACAATACACACAGTAATAATCATACTTGGGGTTTCCAATTGTTTCGCACCAAGTGGATTTACATAAAGCCGAACCACCGCATTCTTTGCAATACGCTTTATATTTACCATGTTCACAATAAGCGGAACCGCCACATTCTTTACAATATTGTTTTAATTTACCATGTTCACAATAAGCGGAACCGCCACATTCTTTACAATATTGTTTTAATTTACCATGTTCACAATA